AACTGCACGCGGTTAGGTGCGCCCTGGCCGCCGGTTGCGAACACGCGGTCACCCTCAAAAGAAGTAGAAGTGACGTTAGCCCAGTCAACATTCAGGAACAGCTTCTTGGTGGAGTAGTCGACCAGCATCAGATCGGCGACCTCGCGGTTGGCGAAATTTGCATTCTTGTTAGCCATAATTGTTATCCTCCTATAGTTTCGTTTTCTTTGTCAATTCGCTCTATCCATTTCGAGGGGTCATATTTACCGCCCCAAACGGAGTAATTCATTTCAGCGATATTTAGTTGTTTTGCGCGTAATAGCTGGGAGAACGTATCTCGTATCTGCCCAACTGTCAGCTCAAAGATGTTTGAATAATTCAAACTTGGATGAAAAGTACATAAGAGAGAAATCATGTTCGGCAGCTCGAAATTCGGGTCTGCCTTTTTTGTTTGTTTGAACTTTTTCTTCTTCTTTTGGAACTTCTCATAAAACAAGCAATCTTTTTCGGTCTTGAATTTTGGAGCTTCTTCAGGGATGTCGCTTTCGTCGATATCAACCATCTGCAGGCAAAGCTTTGTTACGGTCGAATAGTTGTTTCTGTCGATATAGCCACCGATAGAAAATCCTTTTTTGCCGCTATTTTCTTTGTCGATAAAAATTGCTCGATGCTGCTCGTCCCACTCCAATTCCCCAGAAACAAAAAGACCCAGAGCCGAAATTAGTTCAGCCCTGGATTCATCTGTCGATGTAAGAATATCAAACATCGCAATATTTGCTTTTTGCTCGCTTGTCATTTGCTCCCAGATATCTGGCATCTTCATCATAGTTGCCGCATCGTGGTAGTATTTTTCTGGGGTATATAAAAATAAAGTCAGTGCGTATTGATATTGGGTGTATCCTATCTTCAAAATGTCTTTCAGAAAAGGGGAGTGGATTCGTCCAACATCTTTTAGCTGCACGCCATATGGACTCAGATGATCAAGGTACGAAATTTTTCTCATCAGCGAGCCCTCCTAAAAGAGCCGACCTGATAAACAAGCATTCGTCCGTAATAGCACTGCGCCGGCTTATAAATGCTGCTTCCAGCCTATTCAAGCGGTCCAATTCCAAATTCTTTGTTTCCATTCAGAAGCTTATCAATATCACTGGCCAAAATATCAATGCGTGTCCCAGCTTGTCCTTTCCGATGATATGTTTGCATAAGGTTTTTACTGCAATATGCAAACACATAAATGGTCATCATCGTAATAGAATCGCCGCTGGTTTGTTCTGGCACAACCTCAACACACAAAAATGTTTTTGAGTTTTCCTGTGTATCTGGAACATACTCATACTTAAACACGCATCCACCTTCACCCGACCCATTCTTACCAAGCAGAAGAGTTTCGGGATCGTCGATATCATCTGTGTTGCCCAATAGAACATCAAGGATATTTTCGTCATTGATCAACTTGGAAACGACCCGATTTTTGAATACCCCGATCTCATCGAGATTCATATCAGATCACCTCCAATTCGATCTTTTCGGTAAGGCCGGCTGCTTTAACCGTCAGTACCACGACTTGTCCAATCAACTTAGAATCATCCACACAAGTGATCTTGCACTTTGCACCGGTCGTAGTCGTATTACCACCTTTGAAACATACTCCCGTAGGAGTACAATCGCCGGTAATCGTCCATTCTGCGCCGTCGTACACTTCGCCATCGATTTTTGCAGTAAACAGCTTGCCAAATCCGCCCGTTTGGATGGATGGTTCGCCAGTAAACTCTATCGAAAGCACTCTGTCGTCTACGGTGTCGTCGTCAGGATAGGTGATTTCCACGTTATCGGAAGCATCTTCCGGCACATAATTGCAGATCATTTTCTCTACGTTATCTGTTTCTGCGTTGTAAAGATCCTGTTCAACGTTAAACGAAAGAAACCCGATTTGGTCATTATCATAGTCAATTCGGCCAGTCATCTGGTCAATCGACGTGATTCGATAGGTCTTTGGTTCTCCGTTAATGATCTCTAACATCAGCCGCTTTCCAATGTTCAGACGGGCAGAATACTCGTCGAATGGAGTTTGGATACGGAATTCACGAGTTGAATAACTCATCACCTTGTTCTCACTCAGGTTGGAGTAATACGGCTTTTCCACAGTTGCCCATAGAGATACGATCTTTTTTGTCTTGTCATCCTGCCACACGATCTGTTTCTGGCAGATCTGAATGCGGCCGCGCACGGTGATCTCATCGTCTGCATCACGCTCGGTAATCAGCCAGTGGCTCTTACCCCAGTACATAATGCTGCCGATCTCAAAATCCTCACCAGGTCTTGTGCGGAATATTTTCTGGTTTGTAACAGTAGACGATATAATATTCACCCAGCGGGGTACGTCATCTATCGTCACTTCTTTATAAGAAGGATTGACTGGCGCTAAAAAGCGCGTATCATGGAGTGCCTTATTGATCACCCTGTCGCGCTGCGTCTCTCCATCCTGTTTCAGCATGGCTCTATATTGAGATCTTGTCATATCCCACCGCCTTACTGTGTCCATTCAGAAACACTGTTTGACTTAAAGGAATATAAGTTCATCTCAGCAGTCAATTTACGCTGCGACTGCGTCAAAAGGTCTTTCATCTGCTCCAGTAGCTTAGCAGGGGAGAAGAAAGAAAAGTCCTTTGTACTCATAGCGTTCTTCAAAGCGTCAGAGTTGTAAACATACGGCTCCAGCCAATGCACAATCATGCTCAACGCCAGAATACTCTGTTCCTTGCGGGTCAGAGTAACATTGAACTGCTGCAACTCATCATCATAGTCAGTCAGGTCTTGCACGCAAATGTCAGCAAAATCATCAATGGCGGCCTGAAGCAGGTCGCTCTCTGCATCTGCAAACATCTCGTCAGTATATCCTTCCTTGTCATAATCTCGAATGCGCCCACGACAGCGGGCATAGATACTTTCAAAAGTGGTTGCCATGACCCGCCTCCTTTACATCAAATTGTGTCTTCCAACTCAACAGACAGGGAGTCCTCCAGCGCCTTAATCGCACTGCGGCTGTCCAGCTCACCGGTTTCGATCTTCTTCTTGGCCTCAGATGCAATCGCATCCTTGGTGCCGCCCGGCAGTGTCGGGACGATCTTCTTGATCTCATCGGCGGGCATTGTAAACACGTCATTGAAGTTGTCGGTGGTCAGACTATTTTTGTAATAGCGCTCAACGCCAAGCTTCTTGATAATGGCGGGATCATCGATCAAAATCCAATTTTCCTCAAAGAACCGGCGCTGATTACCGCGCATAGAAACCAGCTCGCGATACTCCATTTCCTGAACATCGCCAAAAGCCTCCCACTCAACGGTATAGCCGGGATTCAAGGTGGACTTATAGATCAGATTACCAGCTGTGCCATTGCGGCACTCCACCATGGTCTCGTTTGTAATTTCGACTACGGGCTCGGTTGCTACGGGAGCAGCAGCTTTCGCGGCTGTAGTCTTAGTTGTACGTCTTGCCATTCGTTCCTCCTATTTAATAAAAGAAGCGGCAGGGTTGTTGCCCCACCGCTATTCAACTCAAATTATCGATCAGGCCATCTTGTATGCGCCGAAGTCACGATCAAACACAATGGCAATGCCGGTGCGCTTCATCATCAGGAACTCCTGGCTCATATCGGCGTTGTTCATCGGGGTGCCCATCAGCATAGTGACATCACCCTCGGTAACACGCTTAATGGGCTTGGTGTCGCCAGCAAAAACGTACAGGGTCTTGTCATCCAGGATGAAATCGGTGGTACCGGTAGCGTGACGCTGCTTCACAGCAATCAGCTCAGTACCATTGAAGCGGCCAAAGTGACCCATTGCGTACATATCTTCCTTGGCGGAATCAGACACAACAGCAGTCTTGATCTGACGCAGAGCCTTACGGGTGCCAACAATCACAGCGGTCTCGCCAGTAGAAGCCTCAACGTGCTCGATCAGGTCCAGCAGCTTGTCCTCGTCAAAAGAGCCGGTCTCAATGTAGGGAGCATTCAGCTTGCTGAACATGCCAACGAATGCAGCGTATGCAGAATCCAGCTCATCCTTGGTGAAGGACTTGGAAACGATATCAACAAACTTGTTAAAGTCGATACGGCCAGCCAGAACACGGTTCAGCTCCTCGTAGATCTTGATAGCGTGCAGCTGAGTATTGACGGTGATGTCAGTACCAGCTTCCAGACGCTGACGGCGCACGCCCTGAGTACCCTCGGCGATATCGGCAACAGCAAACAGGCACTCGCGCTCGATGTGGAACTTGGGAGTGTCGCCCAGAGCCAGGTTGCGGTCCTCGACCATATTCATAAAGAACTCGTCGCCCTTCAGACCTTCCTCAGAAATAACATTGACCAGCTCCTCAACAATAGCGAACACCTTGGAGCAGCTGCCATCACGCAGAGCCTTAATGTCCAGCTTGGTGGAACCGCCATTTGCCTCAACCAGAGCCTTACGCAGAGCCTCCTGGGTGTCGTTCACAGAATAATCACCAGCAACGTGGCCCTTGTAGCCATCGAGAGCCAGCTTGACCAGATTAGAATCAATAGCCATGGTATAAACCTCCTATAATAAAAATGGCCGCCCGCTTTAAACGGACGGCTTTATGTTGATTTCTTAAAACTTCGGAATCACTTCAGGGTGATCATGTAGTAGGTATAGCGACCATCGCCAAAACCAACAGTCTCAACAAAGTCGATGCAGCCAAAGGTCTTGTCATCAGCAGTCTCCTGAATCTGGATCTTGGTGTCATCGGCAGCAAAACCGACATACTTGCCCTTTGCAGGGGTGCCGTTAAATGCCTCGGCAGTAGCAGAGAAGCCACCCTTAGAAACATTCAGAGCGTAAACGCGCACGGGCTTGCCAGCCTCATTGACCCACTCGGGCAGATAATGTGCCACGGTCTGATCATAGAACAGCTCGACGCCAGCGGTCAGATACAGGTCAGCAACGGTGGAAGTTGCGGTGGGAGCGGTAGCCTTGTAGACCTCGCGACCCAGCTTTTCGCCCAGAACAACCAGCTGAGCGTTATCGATCTCAGCGGCATCGGAATCCTTGTAGAAAATAGCACTCTCCAGCTGAGCACCATCCAGGGTGCCACCCAGCTTGTCAATGCGCACAACAGCATGCTTATTATTAGCCATAATTATGTACCTCCTAATTTTTGGTAAATTACTTATTGCCGAGATAGTGTTCGATCAGACCACCATACGCGACATCTGAACCGTTCTGGGTGCCACCCACGCCAAAGCGGACAGTTCCTTTGTTGTTTTTATTGGGAACATAAGAAAACTCGGCACTCTTGCGGCCAACCAGCGCATAGCACTTGGTCTCCAGATCGGAGTAGCTGATCTCCTTGTTCTCCTTCAATGCGATATACTCAGCATCTGCACCAAGCTTCTCGTCCATAACAGAAAACAGCTCATCACGCTTAGCTTTTTCTGCTGCGACGACTGCATCTTCCTCAGCCTTCTGGTAAGCCTCCAGCTTGGGTTTGATTTCGCTAACTTCATTGGCTGCCTTAGTAAAGCTATCAGACAGTTCAACAAGCTTATCAGTCAAAGTAGAGAACATAGTGATTAGGCCAGGCATCACGTCGCCCTCGTCCCAATCCTCATAAGTGACTTTCTTACGCTTAATATTCGCGTAATCCAGAACAACATTGTCGCCATTCATAGAGTAGGGAATACCCATTAGCTGATACGTGCCAGAATCGGTCACAATTACCTCGCTGTCCAGAATATCGGTGAGCCAATACTTAGGAATCATACAGTCAGAATCCCATCGAGAAGGAACCTGAACTTTTAGCAACGCATTATAAATTTCGTCTCGAAGCTGATTGGCGCTTAGAGTAAACTCAGCACCAGCAGCGGGCTCATTCTCGGTAGGAGCAGTATTCTCAGTTCCGGCGGGCTCGGCAGGAGCAGGCTCGGGTTCCGTAGTAGGTGCGGCATTCTCCTCAGCGGGGGCCGCTGCAGGCTCAGTCACAGTGTTTTCATTGGGAGGAGTAGCCTCATTCCCGGCTGGTTCGGTAGGGGCTACCGTGTTCTCAGCAGGAACCTGATTCTCCTCGACGCCAGGAGTCTTAATTTCATTTTCATTCATTGGCGTTGTATCTCCTTTCTCCTCATCGGATGGATTATCATTTTGCGCAGTATAGTTCTGCTGAATTGCTTGATACTCATAGAGCCGATCGCGGATCTGAGCAGTAATATCTTCAACAGAAAAATTGGCAGTAACGCAGCTGCCTGTCATAGCGGGCTTGATACTCGGATCAGTCGTAGACAGAATGCAGCAACCGTCAAATTTAAAAGACCCCACAGGAACGTTGCCGTTCTTATCTGCGGGGCCACAAGCCATATCGGTCAGCTCAACACTGTGATTCTTCGTACCATCGCGGGTAAAAATATCTACAGGATCGCTAAATTTTGTCCAAATCAAACCATCAACACGCAAATACTCCCGTTCAATACCGGTGCCGTCATCCTTAACGATCCAGCGAGGATTACAAGATTCAGGGATAACACCATAAGCTTGACCAGCATAGACGTACTTCACGTCTTTGTCGGTGATCCGCAGTTCATGTTCATGTCCTTTAAAGTCCTTGTCTTCCTCGTCAAGTTCATCTACAACGTAGCCCAGGATCGGCGTATTACGGATTGTCGGTACTGCTTTGTTGATCGCGTCTTTTGTGAAACTTGTCTTATTGAGGTTTGCTCCAGTGTGCATTACATCAATGCTGACATCAATGAAGCGAAAATCAGAAGATTCGTATTCGCCCTTCTTAATAAAAGAAACCGGATATCGTTGATTCATTCTGTTTTCACCTCCTCGTCAGCAAAATAAAAGCCCTGGCGAATCGCAACCTGCAACTCAGCCAGAGCATTTTCAAACACAGAATCGTATACAAAAACATACTTGTTTGTTGGGTCTATTCGTAGCATCAGAGCGCCACGGTCGGTCAGGAACTTTGCCATCCCGGCGGAGTGTGCTCCGTGTACGATAACTTCATAAATCTCCTGACTCATCTTATGCCTCCTGTCTATCGGCGCTTACATTGCCAGCATCAGACAGGCCCTCGCCCTTACTTGCGTTTGTTGGGCGGCCACCTTCATCCCCGGCGGAGCCGGACTGAGTATTGGAGCTCTTAAGCGGTGTTTCACCAGCACTAAGTCCCAAGATTTCATTTTCAAGATAAGTCATGTTCTCATAATCGCTGCCCGCATAACCAGTAGTTGCAAGAGCTGCGGTTCGAGTCGGCATACCATAGGTGGCATCCTTGAGATATCTTTCATGCATCTCAGTCACGTTATAATGAGTGACTGGTAGGAAGTTTAGGCGGAACCTATAAGAACTGGAAACACTCTTCAGCTTGCGATTGATCCAGCGTTCCAACTGTCGCATCACTGCAAACACGATCTCCTGGTCATTCACAGTACACAGCTGCAGGGTAGTAGCAGAAGGATCTTCGCCACCGCCGAATAGATTCTTATTCACGCCAGCGCTTGTAAAGAATGCGGCCTCAGCATTTGCGACCTCTTTAGAGTCACTGTTCACGCCGCTCTTTTCAAAGTTCTAGCTGCTGATTTTCATGGGAGTAAGAATTGCGCCAATATTCGACGGCAGTACATTACTCATCATGTCATAGAACTCTTTTGCTGTATCATAGTCGATCAGGAAAGAGCCGTCAGCATCATTCACTGGGATCTCCATTGCCAGTGCCTTATAGTTATTGGTCTCACTCGCGTTTTTACTGATGGCACGGTAGTCTTCAATATCGGCAAGCGCACTAAACAAACTTACAAATGGTGGAATGGGAATATAATCGTGCTCGTTTACTTTAATGCAGATGGACTTGGAACTGTCCAGCTCCTGCCACTTGTAGTTCTGCGAGTCAGCCTTATATTGGTTATACATCGTCTCAAACTCCGGCGGATAGTTGGGCAGCTTGTCTTTGTTGGAATCAAAGTAAGAAAAATCAAAAGCAAAATTATAAACGCCGTCTTCAATGCTGCTTATTTTACAATAGTCTGCATCAAGATTTTGAAAAGCAAAACTATCATTCGTCTCCCACGCATAGCCATAGTAAACGTCATCGCGGAATGCAATTGTCAGTATCTTCGTAGCTTCGTGCGGGATATTCATCAGCTCAACTGCTGTTACAGCGGAATAATATGCTTTCTTAAATTTATTGGCGTTAATTGTCTTAGAGCGATCAAGTCCATACGGAGAGATCGTGTAAGAGTATGTAGACATATTCGCAAAATACTGAATCAGTCGGCGATAGTAATTTGAAATATTGAATAGATATTTACTCATATTTCGTAGCTGCTTCTCATAGTTGGCTGGGTTGCCAAGATAGGTTACGATCTGATTTTTCGTATATTTTGTATATGTTGGATTTGTGTCGGTACTCGATGCTAGATTACGGATACCGATATGTGACAGGTTCGCATAAACGCCATTGACAAGATCCTGATATGTTACATAAGAGGTCTTACCATCTTTGGCATTTGTTACGCGGACCTTTTTCTGCATTTTATCTTCAGCCATTACAGTCCTCCCTTCTTTAATACAGGCGCTCTAAAGTTAAACGTGAGCGAAGTTGGCTTTTTATTCTTCTTCTCCATGCTTCGTTCAACTTGCTGCGCAATGTAATAGTTGTAAGACAGGGAAGAGTAGCGGTCTTTACGGCAGCCGGATTTCTCCTTGACTTTGATAACGTTATTCACGGTTTCGTAGCCCAGATTTACAAGTTCGTTTACAGCAAGCCCGGTATTGATATATGGCATCTGTAGTGCGGCTCGTTCAGTAGGCGACATTTTATCATAGCCTTTATAGATTTTGCGCAACTGGTCTTCACATCCGTACTCACTCTGAAGCAGATGGATACGTCCTTGCTGGAAACCGCTGCGTAATCCAATGGCTACATCACTGTTAAACTGAGAGCTGCCCATAATTGCCTAGATGACCTTTTTGGCATTTTTGTCAGAACAGCGAGATGCGATTTCTTGATTGTTACAGCAGCTAATCGCAGGATACGTTTCGCCTGTTTCTGGGTCATACATATCGCGCATCAACAGGTCAACCAGAGGCAATCCAACACCTCTACAGTCAACCCCGATATAATCACAGTTGAAATAATCGAAATACCGTCGCAGTTTTAGTGCCTGATCTTGCGCACTCATACCCTCAATGTTCTCTGAATAGACAAAATTGCTAGTATAGCGCCCTGATTTATTTGGCAGCATACAATTCAAGAAGATACTGGTTGCATCGTTGTCGTTTTTGCGACTGCTCATCAATGCAATATCGGCGGTGAGAATTCGTACTTCGCCATTTTTCTTTTTCGGCACGTCCATAGCAGCTTGATTAAGTAAAAGATTCGGTGCGTAGAACGCCTTTTCAATGACGCGCGTTTTGTTGATGTCATCAAATTGGAATAACCCACCCTCAGTAGCACCAAGCCACTTACATTCATTCTCCATTGCAAATGTCAAATCAGAAAAACTGGATTCACTCATTTCGTCCTCTACAGCTTCTTTCAACAGCAAGCCGCTCTTGATTGACATTTGATACGGGAAAGATACGCAGAAATATTTTTTATTAAAATCGATCATATTTACGAAGTAGTCCTGACATTTTTCATAGCTCCAATGGTTTTGGAACCAAGCAGAACTTAGATAGAATTCTTTATTTCGCTCTGCAAGATGTGCATATTGTGGCTTATCCAAATATCCAGGATGACGAACAATATTCAGGAACTTCTTCAAGATTAAATCAATAACATCTTTAGAAAGTAATCTATATTCATCACAGATGAGAAGCGTAGCTCGACTGCCACGACTACTATCTGTGGCAGTGACTACTTTGATATAGCTGCCGTTCTTAAATATAATCTCTGCTTTTTGATTGTTGATATCGACCTTTTTGATTTCAGAGCGTAGAAGGGGACTATTGGGGTAGATCTCCTTCATTATCTTTTCATCCAAAATACTGATAGATTGGCTTCTTACTTTACAGGCGATACAAACCTTGGAACCAGGCCATAGAATACATGTAATCACACAGAAAACTGCGGTTAGAAATGACTTACCAAGGCCGCGAGCAGCAATGAAGCAGAAGCCGGTGCATCTCACCATCAAAAACAATAGTAGCTCTTGGAATGGCTTCAATGTAAGGTTTAAATAGTCTTTTGCAAACCGCTGAGGATTCGCTCTATAGAATGATGCCCTCAGGGCAACTGCGTTCATTATTTTTTCTGATTTTGTATTCGCTACTTCCTTATCTGTTAATTTCTCTTTACTCATGCGGAACCACCGCCTTCGCCAATACCGAAAATAGTTTCGCGGAGGCTGGTATCTGTGGCATCGTCATCATTTGTCTCTGGTTTATGAGCAGTATATCGTTCAAACTCTTCGTCAAATTCGTCTTGATATGGATTTTTCAAGTTGAACATCTTAAGCAACGTACCCAGCACCCACACTCTAAAATACTTACCGATACCATCAACGTCCTGCCACTCTGGCGACGGTTCTGGAATTGGCTCTTCCTCTTCCTATTTCTGAATCAGCGTGCCAAAAGTATTCGTTTCAGCCAATGCGTTATCGTTCGTCTGATTCGGTTTGATCTGAGCGGACCCCATCAGGTTCTGCAGGTTGTCGTTTGCTTCTTTTATTTTCTTTGTGTCGCCAGTGGCATCAGCCTTATCGCAATTAAGTTCTGCCTTTGCAATGCGTTTGAACAGAATTTCTTGTGCGGCCGTCTTACATTCATGTCTAGTGATAAGATTTTGATAGTGCTCATCAAGGAATAAATAATCTTTTTCATCCAGACCAGTACCCCAGAATTTTCTCATCTTCAGAGTGACCTTTGTCCCCTTTGTATCACCGGCAGCCAAAGCGTCTTTTTTCTTCTGGTCGATCACATCGTCATAAGTTTTATCTGCATACTGACGTATATTAAGCCGTCCCATATAGGTGTTAATTTTTAAAGCAGATGCCACAGAATGTTCTGAAGCGTCAAGCAATTTATCATTTACATAGGTATCGAACATCATAGCCAGACGGTCAATCGCTTCATCTTCATCGTTATACTTCTTAACATAAAACTCAAACATCTTCTCACGGCACTCATTGCACCACGGGAGGTATCCGTCGTTACCAATAAACCATTGACTCTTCGTTTTTGAGAAATTACCTTTGCGCACGTCATAGATTTTTCCGCAACACATACATTTGCCGCCACTCCAAGAAGGCGGAACCTTGATACGAGGCGGTTTCTTATCTGCGGCAACTCTGGCCATAGCCAATCACCACCGTTCCATCGTCCATCATATCATCGAAGCGATATTTGATCTGATCCTATAGTTTTAAAACTTCATTTAGTTTCCTCGTCTTGCGGAATTTTGTATATACAGAGCCGGTTACCGGGTGCTCTCCAATCTCTTCGTAAAAAATTCCCATAGCGCGAACAAATAGCGCTGTCCGTCTGGAATAGCAGTAGAAGTAATCGCCTCCTAAATCTTTGTGATATTTTTCTTCCATCTCTAATTTGGAACCCTCCTTTTTAATTTATTTTTGTGGGTACAGGTATGCGAGTCGAACGCATCCAAACACAGCTTATGAGGCTGGTCAGCACACCGGCGCTGTCACCTGCGACATATAAAAATGCCCCAGGCCGTAGCCCAGGGCATCAAAATCTCTATTAAATTACTATCTTTGCTGGCTTCTCCAGCTTGACATCGTACAGACATTCAAGGCCGCTGTCATCGATTACAGCCACTGCCTGTTGCGGCACATCATTCTTGCGCAGTCCAATTGCATAGGAATCGCTGCCACAAACGCAGCCGCTCTCAATAACCTTCGTACCATGCACCGTTGTCATGCCGTTTGTGTGGCGGTGACCAAGGAACACCATGTCGATTGGCTGTTTCACCATCAGTGTCAGGTGCTCAACGACGTTAGCAGGGGAGTCCTTATCTCCATGTGCGTACATCACAAGACTATTCCTAGCCTTAAAGCCACCAAAGGTCGGATCGAGCTTCTCTGTTTTAATATCAATGCCAGCCAGATTTTGCAGTCGTGCCTTCATATAGAACGGAATCAGTGCTTCAAGTTCGTCACCTGCTACCTGATCCTCTTTGCTTGGGAATACTCGTGAATGATTGCCACTCACAGAATACACGTCAATATGCTGGCATACCTCGTACAGTGTAGCAACAAAATTACTTACCAGCTCTGCAGCAGTCATAACCTGCTCAATGCTGTTTTCATTGTTCTGCACGCGGGTATTAACATGGATATGCCCATTGATCAGGTCGCCCAACAGCAGCACATGAATTTTTTCGGCTGTATGTCGCGCTACGATATTGAACACCTGTGCAGCATAACTCTCAAGCCGAGCCTTTAGAATATCCTTGTTGAACTTATTCCACGCCGAATCAATACCCGCGCCAGCGTGTAAATCAGACAAGCACACAATCACATCGTGACCGCTGTCTTCGTACTGCACAACATTCAGAAAATTGTCAGGGTTATACGGAGCAACATTCTTCAGAATCAATTCCTTAACGGATTCGGCACGAGCAACATCGCGATACACCTTGTTTGTTGCATTGCGTTCATCTTGTAATTTGATTTTTTCAATCTTCAATCGCTGCAGTTCGTTCTTGATCGTTTCTTCGTTGGCGTGATCAATAGCGTAGTCATAACCATCTTTCCACGACTTATAGGTCTTGCGGTATCTGCATTCGCCATAGTCTGAGCCGGTTGCTTCATTCAGCAGTTCTGCTGCCTGATTCTAAGTCAGCTTACGTTCGCTGCATGCCTCACCAATCCGCATCATATATTCATCAAAGGTCTCGCCGTCCGCTTTCTTAAATTCGTCCATGCGCCACCTCAGATCTCAAAATTGGTGTTGGTACGCTGGGTGCGGTTCAGTTCGCGTAGCGCCTCTTCTGCCTCGGGATTGCCAGGCAGCTGAGTCAACACAGACTTGATTTCCTCCGCATACCAGTGATGAACAGTACGGGTGATATGGACACCGGGAATAACCTTACGCAAATACTCTGCCTCACGCTTAGTAATTTCAACCATTATAATAAATCTCCTTTGTAATTTATAATCGAAAGGGAAATATACAACACCCTTTCATATATTAAGAACTTAAAGTTCATTTCGGTCGTTTGTTTCGATTTGCATTCTTTTTCGCCAGACGTGCTTGTTCTTTCTTTGCCGCACATCCTTTGCAATATCTGCTGGCATTTGGCTTTTCTGAGTGATACTGTTCGCCACACACGATGCAATAGCATTCCTTCGGGTCAAACAACTCTCGCACTATGGCGCTTAGATTCAGCCGATTGTTTTCAAGCGTCACATTGAACGTGTACGCAATCGTGTCATTCTTATCAAGGGCAAAATTTGGGTACTGGTATAAGCATCCAATGTCGTCAGTGCCGGTTCTGTTCAGCAGGTGATAGTCGTCAGAGATCTCCTTCATGCCCCGCACTGTATTATAGCCGTCGTCCTAGTTCTTCCCAGCGCAATACATGATCTCCGTTTGCTCTTCAAAGCAGCTCCCAAAACGCTTCATCTTGAACTCGGTATCCAAGGCAAAGGTATTACTTCCGTACAGTCGGCAGAAGAATATCACCCCAAACAGAACACGTAATTGTGCGTAGTTAATATGATACTTTCTGCGCGCCTCTGTAATATAGTCCAGATCTTTCTGATAAAGCACAACTTGATGTATGTCAAGTATGGGCGCGTTATTTTTGCGGCCTCTGTTGAACATCTGGATCAAGTGGCTACGATCATAGCTGACAGACTCAGGATTTTTCATCCGCTCATAATAAATGGTAGCGCATTCAATAGGGGAGAGGGAGGTTCGCTTCAGCAGGTTTCGCAGCATCAGATTTGACTCGTGATAGTCCTGCCAATGATCGAGCAGCATATTCTCATTACAGTAGAAAGTTGTATATGCCATTTAACCTCCTTACTCGATTGGTATAATTTCGCCATCAATATAGCGGCAAAGTTGTCCATGTGCATTATAGTATGGAGACATATATCCACTATGTAGCCAATAATATATAACTCTTGTATTCTCATCATAGATAAGTTTCGTATTAGAAATACTATACAAAGAACTTCCATTATAAACAGCTTTATCGCCTACATTGTTTTTACGCGGAATAGATGCCCAAATTCCAATACCTAAACATAAACATATTACAGCTATCAAAGTAATTATTGTTATTTTAAAACACCGATAACTCATTCTGATTTATCCTTCCCATCAACTGCTTCGTGAACATAATTTGAAATACGCTCGAATTCGGTATAATCAAAATACATCTCGCCGCAGTCACCGCATACCATCGCCGTGATATCCGGCACATGGACCATCTGATTTTTATAGGTGAATTCGTGCTCCAGTCCAGTCTGCTTTGTCAACAAGCCGCCACAGGTAGGACACTTGGTTATTTTCTGCGGTTTCTTTGTTTTCTTCTTAAACCAACCCATATTATTTCACCCTCGCTTCATAAATTTTCGGTTCAGCCAGACTGTATCGCTGGCCAAGATATTCGTACTCACCGTTCGAGTCGTGAACTGGCAGCTGAACAGGAACCGGCTTGATATTTTCGACCACACCAGCGCCGGCCATGTGCCACAAGAACTTCTTGAATTTATTGGGATACTTTTCATAGCAAAGCACTACAAGAATATTCGCCAGCTCTCTCACATCAGGACACACCAGCTTGCACTTGTTACGGTAGACATTGTAGATCGCCTGCCAGTTCGTCTCATATGTTTTAGCCTCTTCTTTGGTAATACGCGACTCGATGTCCTTATGATATAATTGCCAATTGCGGCATTTCTTTTCGAACTCAAGCTGTTCCTTGCGGCATTTGTTGAAGTCCAAGAAAATGGCTTCGATCTCATCAAAAACTGCCTGGTCATAGGAGACCTCTGGATCGTACATGATATGCCAATCAAAGCTGCCTGCGGGTTCTTTGCGCCACCGTACACCGCGCTCCCAACGCTCCAGACTCATGCAAAGCAGGTTCATGTTGCTATGTGCCTTGCTGAGATTATGTAAACGTGCATAGTAAGGACCGTTATATTTGAAAAAGTACGGCATTCCACTTGCTTTCGCCCACTTACTAATCTGCCGAGGAATAGGGTAGAGCACACCGGTTTTTGCAAAATCCACAGCTTTCCCGTTTGCCACAGAAAGCAAGTCAACATAGCTTTCGTAAAGTTGCTTTGTTTCCTCTGTTCGCGCAACACGATTGTGGTATACAGAAGCCATATTGCTAATCTCACCAATCATACTTTTAAGGCCACGAAGAGTACAAGCAAGTTTGTTTTCAAGATTATCAACTTGAGCAAGACTTGTTACTTTATCTTCGATATCGATAGTGACATATCCATCGTCTGGAATAGTATTGATAATAATTGGCTCGTTTGATAATAGAGTTAGGTCCCCATCGTAGTCGGCCCCCGACAAGCGTTGTGGAGTAATCGAAAACACATTGATCATACAGCAGTTGACAAGGTGGCTACAATATTTTTGCGTTAGTTCATTATCAATGCCTTTTAGCTTAACGTGTTCTTGATGGCATATATGAGGGTTACGACCTAATGCTCGTTCTCCCAAAATAACACCTTGCCGATCGAAGCTATAAAATTCATTTGCTTTCAAACAACCTTTTATTGGAAGTCCCGCGATAGCCTCCATCAATGCAATTTGGTCTGGAAGTAAAAACTTGAATGTTGCGTCAAAGAACAATTTCCCGCATTTGAATCCATTGCGATATTTATCAAGCAGACTATGGAAATAATCTTTTACACTTGGTTCATGCGTCATCTCAGGATTCCGCATAATGGCTGCAATATAATGATTTAATGGTTCTGTATTGTCAGCTAAAGCCCCTAAAAAGCAATATGTATAAATAGGATCACCATTGACGATTTTCTCGTACCAGTCAACAGATCTATCAGCCAGATGCTTGAATTCATCAAATGGAACATCCTGTAAGTCCTGGATAAGCTGATAGTTCCCTAAACTGACCAGATTTTCTTTATCTGCTTGATAATTCCATTTTGCAATTCCGAGGGCGTGGTCGTATTTCAATGCAAGTTCTTTATAACGGTTCCAATCATTGACAGTACCGTCTTTTTTGAAATACTTATACCCTTTATACATACTTTCGCATGCAATAAACATGGGTTCAGCATCACGGGTTACAGAATGCTTGATGCCCCAAATGTCTGTAATTTCAGTGACCCCACGCTCCTCATAAAATGAGACGTAATCCATTTCATTAAAGACACCCTTAAAGTATGGCATACGAAACACCATACTATTGATCTGCTCACTTGTTCCAATTCGCCGCTCAACTTCACGCATTAGGGCAGGATGTGCGATACCGCATCCATCGAACATATTGATTTCAATATCAGCTTCTTTTTTTGCAATTGCTTTTTGCTTCCATGTTCGTTTTGCACCTGTTTTTTGGTCAACAAATTCGACCTCTTCATCACGAACATATTTTATTTTTTGATTCGGAATAGTTGCGAATGTGTCTGGCACTACAACAATCTTTGGAAACCACTCCCTCAATGCAATACAATGACAGCTGGAAAGCACAAGACCACGATAGGCATAATATTTACTAAGTACAGTGGGCGCATCTTTGAAGCTTAAATCCATACTGATTCGCTTGTTTACTTCTGGCCAAATATGAGATTCAACCATTGAGAAGATAAATTGACGGATCATAGAGGCACTACGATCACCAAATGAAAAGTGATACTTGCCAATTTTCGCTCCATGTTCAATTAAATGACGGACAACCTTTGGTTTGCTTTGTGCGCCAGTTGCATCAATAAAAACAATAAACGGATTATAGTCATCGTAATTATTTGATACAATTCTAATTTGACGCAAGAGCATTGTATCAGATTGCAACACCTGATATTGAGGATCGTTTGCGACCTCTGCTGGAACCTTATAATTCTATTTAATAAATAAGCTTAGCGGATATTTTCGCACTGTATAACTTTTAGGACTGATCACTTATTTCACTCCTTTTATGACCAAATGGAATTGTAAATATTTCTTCTGGTGTCCAACCTCTGTCATAACGGCTTTTGATTAAACTAGTTGATAACCCTGTTGATTTCGACCACTCTAAAATTGATTTCTTTTCACCATTGTACTCAATCATTCGGGTGTTTCTTTTGTTGTTGGCCTGCTCTAACATTGTTTTCCATTGGCAATTTTCTGGGCAATAGTTGCCGTTGTTATCAATGCGATCGATGGTATATTGTCCTCTTGGCGCGTTTTCATCATAACCTGTTTTATCAGCCCATTCTTTGAATTTCAGAAAATCTTTCCATTCATCACAAACTTTGATACCACGTCCGCCATAATCTTGATATGCCTTGTTTTCTGTTTTTGTACAACGTGACATCATCGCAAACCATACTTCATAAAGTCTCGATTTCCCAAATCCGTCCTGAGTTATGTGAGAACATCCACAGGATTTTGATCTACCACTAGTTAATAGCGCACCTATGACATCTATTTCGTTACCGCAATCACATTTACAGTGCCAATATACTTTTTGATTAAGATATTTCGAAGAACGCCCAAGCACAGTTAGTTTTCCAAAATGTTGACCAGTAAGATCCTTGGCCCACTTTTTGTGCTTTGAGCAGCCACAGCTTTTTGTATTTCCCGTTCTTAATGCATCGCCATCAACAATACATTCATTTCCGCATTCACAAACACACTTCTATCTGGAACGATGTCTTCCATTTGCCTGAATATAATCCTGCTCTTGATTCAAAACAGTTAATTTGCCAAATTTCTTTCCTGTTAAATCAATAAACCGCATTATTTATATCACTCCTCAATGAATCAAATTATTCCAGTGGTCATTAAAGTGGTCATCGCCGTCATCTTCGCTATCGCTGCCACCCATATCATCATCGCCATACATGATCTCATCGTAGGCCGCCAGACACTTGCTGATAAACACAACCAAAATGGGAGTAACCACCAGGGCAGTAAAGAGCACACGTCCTAGAATCTGATATGTAAGCACAAATACAACAAGCATTTCTGCGATAGTAAACATCCAATCAACAAAGTCAACGGAACTTAAAACACCAGCGATAAGTACCATCAGCGGAATAGAGTTAACGCGGATCTCCTGAATATCGTCTCGCTCTGTATCGTTCTCTCCGCCCGGCTTCTTAGGCTCTTTGTCCATACTATTGTGTACCTCCTTAGTCCTCGTCGTCGTCCAACATTGTGCGCCGCTTCCGCCGCTCTGATTGCCGCTGGCGTTCGCCGCTTTCCTGAGCCTTCTCAACTTCCTGCAAAAACTGATTCTCAATCATACGCTGTTTGCGGGCGTTACGCATATAGCTGCTCTTAGACACCTTATCTCGCTTGCGATCACTCATCGTCGCCGTCCTCCTCATCATAACCATAATCATCTGGGCAGTACATCTCATGGAACAAATATCGTGTCAAAGAAGGGGACATAGGCGTGCCGTCTTCCATCCACAACGTATCATAAAGTGATGCATTGCCGATCAGTTCCTGCTATTCTGCATATACCTGAATCGCGTCAAGGATATCCTCGTAAGTTACATCATAATCGCGCACAGCATCAGCTACGGCAAATCCAATATTATAAATATCCTGTTTTGAAAAGTCGTTTTCTTTCATATGGTTCCTCCTTATATCAGCGGCTCACAAATACATGGTCCTGTCAGTAGATCTATTTTATGTTCAAGTTCTGCGATCCGAGTTTGTAATTGATCAATCGCAGTTTGATACGAGGTTGTTGTTGCTCTTATAGTATCTATACGTTCTACTGCAAAATGTGACAGAGTATTTGCTTCATCGACTTTGATAATCGCATTGTTTACTGTATCGTGCATAGAAAATAAATGATTATCTATTTCTTCAACTCTTACAGTTAGCTCTTGTTCATCCAATATTTTCATCTCCTTTACAATAGACTTTCACAATAATATTCACTATGTGTATTGATATCTCCATTTATCAGTTTAAGATATCGTCTGTACATCTGTTCAGCATAAGGCCCAGCAATTTCGAATTCAAATCCGTTATTTAATAAGAAAAGTCTTACTTTCCTTTTAACTACAAACGTTTCATCTGGTTCTCCATAGCGGCAAACCGTCATATCGTCTTCGTCTATTTGAAATCTAAAATTATCAAATTCTATTTTACAATCATTTTCAATTTCGATATGTAATTGTAGGGCTGCTTGTTGTTGTACTTCTTCACTGATATATTTTTTCATAATAGACTCTCACAGTAACACTCATTGTGAATAGATGCACTGTATTCTTCTTTTAGAAATTTTTTCGATACATAGTCTTTGATAAACTTTTGTAAAGTTTCATCAGTAACTATGGTGTCATAATCAACCCATTTGTCGAATTGAATAGTGTGATGTGAATCGCCATAATTTACAGTGTTGATAGTCGATCCATTTTCAAATTGAATTCGCACAGGTTGCTTCCAATCCGATGGATACATGTATATCTTATCATCAGGTATCAATAATTGATTGTTCATATCGTGCCTCATAATAGCGATTCACAAACGCATTCGTTTTCTGCCTCGACAACATTAGGAATTGCAATCGTCCACAGCGTGTCGTGTCCCATTCCATAGTATTTTACTTCCGCTTGAACTTCACGCTGGTTACCATTTGCGTCAATGTAAGATACAATTTCGTTTGTTGTTCGCAGTGGTTTATCGCTTGGCAGAGTCCATGTGAATCCATCTTTCGTACAGTCAAAAGTAAATTTGCCATTATTTGTATCGTCTGGATCTCTATATATCCATCGCAGCATGCGATCATCATGCAGCGTATCAAATTTATTCATTGTTGGCACCTCTGTTATACCAAGCTGTCACACACACATTCATCCCGCTGCACTTCTTGAGGCGCAGTTGGCGGTGTAAACGCAACCTCGATTGGATCATATGTCATCAGAGAACAGGCATCGATTTGTACATTCGGAAAACACATGAGTTTAAAACATCGGTCGATATCATCAACAACAAGTGGCTTATCCTCTAAGTGCAATCCACGATAATTATCGGGAGGACAAGTAGTTGTTATCACGTGAATGCTGTATTCTCCGCGAGCTCTGCTTTGTAAATCTACTATAAGGCATTGATGATCAACCCTATACCCATAATATTGAATATCAAGATTCCTGGCGATTTCCTTGATATAGTCCTGTGCACATAATATAGCCGTCCCGCCCATCGGCACCAAGATATTGCAATTGTTCTTGACAGCGTATTCACATATCGCATATGTACGTCCACTGTTTCGTGGCGCTAATATTCTTTCCATATTTCACCCTCCTTACAATAGCGGTCTGCACACACATTCACACTGTTGATCGGCCAGAGCATCATGGATTACATCGTCCAGACATTCGGGTGTGATGGAGAACTGCTGAAACAAGTCAAACTGATTGTTATTCATCAAATAGTTCATGGTGATCCGCCGCATTTTATTCTCTGAAATATACTTCGCATCCTCTTCACCATACAGCCGCGCAATCTCCTTGAAAAATTCAAAAGTATCGGTCAGCGCCAACCTATCGTCAAAATAGAATGTCGTATATTGTGCGCCGAATTTATCTTTATTGAATATATTCCAAAAATCTTCGGGTGATTTACAGATTGCTGTCTCCTTGCGATGCTTTTGCACAGTATCCATGCGCTCATACCAGTCGCATACCGTGTCATAGATCGATGGCCTTACGAATAAAACTCTCATCCAATCTTCTCCTTCATACACAATCCGTGTTTTGTTTCTAGTGTTCATACCATATGTCAGTATGTTTGGTTGCCGTTTATACTGCCGAAGCCCTGCACCGGCTGAATTCATTAAATCTCTATATTTGTTAAGCAAATCATTCATTCTGCCTATCATAGCAAGCCCTCGCATATACATTCGTTTTCTGATTCTGGATAGTAGGGGATTGGACAACCGTATTGAGCTGCACGTCGATCTTCAGAGCAATTCCCTGGATGAAGTATATGTCGTGGATGAAAACGTAGGTCACGACCTAGCTCCCAGCGGAATCCTTGATAATCGAACCAGATAGTATCTTGATTTTTGCTTAGAGCATCATAGAGATTGTTCATCACTTTATCGATTGTCATATACTGTACCCTTTGTTACTCATACGACCTTCGGTATCATCAGGTTTGCGCCGCGCTCTTTTGCGAACTTGTCGATGGAATACTGCTGACCCTTCTGTCATGTTTGTTCTCCTATGTATTTCTTGAATAACTCTACTATCTGTTCGAATTCCGCTTCTTTGTAACGGTCATATAAAGCTTTCGCTAAACCGTCAATCGCTTCATAGTTCCAGTCGCCAGTAAGAGAGATGTAATCCATTAGTCGTAAGCCGTCTATTCTTACTTTTATCATTCTGCTGCACCCCTTAGTCTAACAGGTCAGCCAGTTGTGCTGTCTCGCTGCGTTCTGTCTTGTTCAGGTAGACATATCCAAAGTGCGGGTTGCCAGCCAGACACTGAATTGCCTTACGCATACCGCTGTTATTTTCAAACACGGCCTCGTCAGTCTGCTTCAGGTCACCATCAAGCCACAGCATAGATCCCTCGCCAACACGGCCGAGTAGCAGCTGTACATGCTCTTTGGTCAGATTCTCAGCCTCTGAAACCATAATAATTGCATTCTTGTAGTCGCGGCCACGAATAAATCCAAGGTGAGCTACTTCTACCTGCCCATTATTGATCCAGTATTCCAAACCAGCCTCGCCGCCCAAGTGATCAGCCAGAGGGCCAGCAAAAGAAGCAGCGCCGAGCTTCTCTAGTAGAGTGCCAGGCAGTGCGCCCAGCTCCTTGGTATTCTTGACTTCGATATTATTGCGAATCCAGATCAGCTTCTCAACTTTGTGCTTCTCGATCATATCAATAGCAGAGGACACCATAAGCATTGTCTTGCCGCTGCCGAATGTTCCAGCCAGCATCTTAACGGTAATATCATCGTTCTGCAGCATATCAAATGCTAGCTTCTGTTGGTCATTGAGCGGTTTTACGTCGCCAGTGAAGCGATTGCTGATCTTTTTGTATTTGAGTGGTACATATTTCTTGCCATTCCATCGCAGCCAGCCTACTGCATTGCCTGCCGGCATATCATCGTCTACTGTATCTGGATCACGAACAATCAGATAGCCATTCACTGGAGTGTCAAACAGATTCTGATATGTATAGCCTTCATCGTGAGTCTGATACGCCATCGCCATGGCTTCCTCGCCGCCTGCATCAAGAGTGACTTCGGTCTAGCCAGTGTAGTTATTGTTGGTGCTTGCTGCTGCGTCGGGATAGGAGAACTCGATCGGCAGATAAAGAATGCCGCTGGCAATATTGGCGCAACTTAGGTCGCTGGTTACGAACTTGAAAGAATCAATGTTGGCCTGGATCTGTCGCTGTGCTTCCGGGAGTCCGGCTTCAATCGCGTCATTCAGGTTGCGCTTCATCTCGTCCAGATACCAGCGGGCGGTTGCCATGATCGTCGCGTCGTTGTTATCACTGATCGGTTTGCCATCGAGAATGTAGAACAGGGAAGACATGGGGACTGCCACTACCATAAAGGTGTTGTCGTCGTGATGCTCGGCCAGCAGGCGAGTTACAGTACGTGCCTTATAGCGGATCTCTTCGCTCTTCTTGCCGCTTGTCTTGATCTCTTCCAACTCGTGCAGCGTCATATCGGCAATCAGAAACGGCTCTGTTGCACCAGAGACTGTTGCACTGGCAGGTTCGAAAGCGGCAGCTCCCAAATCAAGAAGCGCGGAGGTGTCATAAAACTTCATTAACGGGTTATCCTCCTTTTATAATGATATTGTAAAGTGTGATTGACTACTGAAAATATAAGCTCGCAGCTGTGGAGAGAACTGCGGGCTTTTTCTTTATACCTTATTATACACCCATGGCGTGGCAAAAGCAATAGTTTTGTGCAAAATACCGGAATAAAATAATCTGTTGTAAAAATAAATAAAATATAGTAAAAATAGCAGAAAAATTATTAAAATTAAGTAAAAATGAGCAAAAATAATGCATTTTAAGCGTTTCTACGGCGCTTTTGAGACGCTGTTACACGGCGATCAAGGCACAACTGCGTGAAGATTGGGGTGAAAATCACGTTCGGCACTGAGCATTTTATAACGATAATACGTTGTTTACCGGAGACGAAATCGGGGGTTAAATATGGGTGTTTTACGGGTGCGCAGATAGGGGAGATGACTGGTGATTTTGGGGTGATCAACAGGTGATTTTGGGTGCTGGTGACTGCGAATTAGGAGCGAATGCGGATGGATGATCGTTGCGTATAGGAGGCGAGTGAGGGGCAGGCGAGGTGCGAAAACCGGGTGATTTGGTACGGGCTGGGGAGATGGAATAACTGGTACGCACGACCCAAACTCGACCCCTTTTCCAATTTTTAACATCCCCCCGGTATGGCCTGAAAAGTCTAGGATTCATGCGGGTTTTCGGTGAATGCTACCTTCCGTTATTAGGTAGTATTCGAGTGCTGGAAATCTGGAATTTTCTTTTATACCTTATCTATATATAGGGGAGATCCTTTCATGGATGTTTCGTGCAAAAAATTTAATATGCTATTATGTAGTCACTCCAAGGGGCTACGGAAACAAGGCCCCGGGGAGTAGTCGCACCTTGAAAATTGCAAAGTTTGGATTTTCCCATGCGGGCGGTTTATACCGTGCCGGGTTTTCCGGTCAAGTGGTTATCCCTTGCCATTCCAAAACATGGGTTTCCTATCTGAGCAATTAGTGCGCCCAAACCCCCGATGGCCAAACATTACTGGCATAATTCCCAAGAACGTGGGAGAAGTTGCGGGGATGGTGTACCTTGACAACAGAATACAGGCAGTTCCGAGAACAACACAATAGGAACTGTTACAACAAGGTCAGAGCTACTGTTGTAGAGCATGGAAAACGCCAAGGTCAGAGCTGGCGACAATTAACAAGCTCCAGAGAAATAAGTGTTTGATGGGTTTGGAACCCTAGAGGAGAAAGAAACCTTACTTGGTTACAATTGTAGCCATTTTACATAAAGCCGGGCGCTTGGTAGTACCGGGGAAGACGTAACTACCACCAACGGCAAAACGCCGTGTCCGATATACACCAACTGAGAAAACAAGAGGTAATAACTATGCTGAAAGTTTATGCTGACTACGATGCAATCGCCAAGGCTGGCAAGCTGAACGAGCTGACCATCCCCGAGCTGGTGAAGTTCCTGAACGAGCAGAAAACTGTTCTGACCGCTGAGCAGTCTCAGAACGTCACCACCACGCTCAACAAGGCTGTTGAGAACAACAACAAGGCCGCTTGCGACGACAAGTGCGCTGAGTTCTGCGCCATGGAACGTTCTGAAATGTGGCGTTCCTACGCTCCGAACCCCTACTACATGGGTATCAAGATTACCACTGACCCCAAGAGCGGTGCTCTGTCTACCCAAGATGCCAAGATGCTCATCAAGTTCAAGGCACTGGAGAAGTATTACCAGACCCTGAACGCTGTCGAGACCAACGACAAAGGGGAGCCTATGCCCAACAAGAGCGTAACTCTCTGCCGTGATGGTCACTATGAGAAACTGGTTATGCTGTTCAACGGTATGCTTTCTGAAGAGACCGCAAGCGAGCTTGGTGCTGACAAACTGACCCGTAGCGCCAAGGTGGAAGAAACCCTCAAAGATATGGGGCTGGATTGCTTTGTCGGTCCTGTCAACAAGGGCAAGCGCCTTGCTCAGCTCCAGGCTATCTGGAACGCCATGCTTCCTGAAGAGCTGGCAGCGGCCTGCACTGCGCTGTCCTGCGATATTAAGTATCTCAAGATTGCGGCCAATCGGGCAAAACAGGGCTCTGTCAAGGGTCTCGGTGATAAGGCCATGATTGACGAGATTGTTGTCACTATCTCCAAGGGTCTCTCTTTCGATGGCAAGGCACGTTCTTCCAAGTACGACTTTGCAAGCAAGAGCAAGTTCTTTGCCAAAGCCGAGCAGTAACACGCAATAGTCGGATACCCTTTCGGGGTCGCACCGTTCAAAGCGGCCCCTTTCCAGCTCCGCAATAGGGGCGTAGCGCCTTAGAGTGTGGCGCATTGTAGACACTCAGAAAAGAGGTTCACTATGGATTGTCCTTACATCATTCGTGAGAACATTGGCTTCGGCCGTGTTCGTGAGCATGGTTACTATCAGCTCGATGAGATGGCCTATGACCTGACCCACGACTTTGCAAACGCAGATGTCGAGGTCATCACTCGCACTCTGTACAACGTCACCATGGAGAGCGGCGAAGAGCTTTCCCAACTGGATGACGACACGGTATTCAAGATGTTGAGTGCCGGTCTGCCTGTCAAGTACATTGAGAACGCAAGGGATGGGTACATCATGTACTCTCGTCCTGAGAGCAAGCCAGCTGTCGAGGTTAAGAGAGTCGGCGGTATCACTCGTGCAAGCGCAAGTCGTGAACAGTACGATGATGCAATCATTATCCCCATGGCAAAAGAGTGGGCGGTTCTTGACCGTGCAGACATTGGCGACCATTACCGCGTTATGGAATTCAAAGACAACGCCATCAATATGTTTGAACAGAAGACAGAACGTAAATGGTGCAATCGTCCGTTCTATGATGAAGTCCGCCTGTATCACAATGGGATGCTTGTGCGGCTTTCTGTAAACGGACACGAGTTCATTTTTTAACATCGTCGTTTTCGTCCCGGGCATGACGTTAAACTACCTACCCCTACAATCGGAACGCCTTGACGTGGCGCAGGGGCTTTAAACTAAGAGTCCGAAAGAAAGAGAAAGGAGCTATCTTTGATGTACAAGGACAAAAACGGAATAGTCATTCAGTGTGTCAACCGCAAGGGTATGACGTACAACGGATGCAAAGTGCCGTACATGGGATTGTATGGCACTTTTGGCCACTATGAATTTGTCGCAGAGCCGCGTTTTAACCCTCAGACGAAAGAAATGCGACTCAAGCATCGTGATATGAAAACGAAAACCAGATGGGACGATATGCCCAGCAAGGAAATCGTTTCGCATATCATCGATGCAGCACGAGTCAAGTGTGTCAAACTTTACAAGTGGGAAACCAAAATGGTAAACCCAGACCGGGATGAAATGAAAAAAGATTCCGAGATTTGGCGCAAAGAAGCATCCAATCCTGACTGCATTCGTCGTAAAAAATTCAAAATGAAATACCGTCAATCGTCTATGAGTGGTCATGGGTATTCTGAACTTAGCTGTACTCTTTATGGTGAATCCATTGAGATGAACGGAAAGCAGAAAAAATTGAACCGCTCTATGCAGACATATATGGACGGCACCGGAATGAGTTCACGTTTCGATAATAGTGATCGTAGACCACTTGAACCGCAATTTCCAGTTAAATCTGGTAAACGCAAGTAATTATTTGTTGTTCCCATGATTCCATTGTCCATCTGGGCCAATTTTGGAATCAGAATTTAAGCCAAGATTTGAATTCAAACAAGCTATTTTGTCTGAATTTTTAAGTTCTTTCTTTGAAAACTTTGTTTTGATAAAGATACCCTCACGCTTGTTTAGGGCACGTCTTTTTCGGCACAAATGTTTATAACAAAGTCCATCCTGAAAAACAGGTTCATTACATTTTGGCTTAGAACAAGTTAATTTTGGCTTCAAAGTTATCGCCTCCTATTGGTATTATAAACGAAAACAATTTTATAATCAATTAGCGTACTCGTCACACCAAAAATGTGGCGTTTTCTTTTTACCTCTTTTCTCTGCTCCGCAAGGAGCGATACTGGGCGATTTACGGTACCAGGGCAGACGTAACCGTAACCACAACAAAACAAAAAATTGAAAGGAGCGCAAGCATTATGAAACTGTTCAATAAGCCCATGTTTCGTTTTGACGTTTTCGTAGAGAACATCAATACCGGAATGACTGACCGCTACACTGTTATGGCAACTGATGTTAAGCAGGCCAAAAAGGAAATCAAGCGCCGTCTTGATAATGAAACCGATGAAGGTTCAGCTGGCTGGCGACCGTATCAATTTGTCAAGTACAACCAGTAATCACGGCACAAGTAGTAGAAAGGAGAATCATCATGGATTACTTTAGCACTGAATTCGTTTTCGCTTGCGGCATCATCGTTGGTATCGCTTTGGCAATCGTAGCGCAGTCTATCTGGCATGATTTCCGCCGGGCAGCACGGCACTACTAAGCGCCGCTGTCACTAAGCGATGCAGCCACAGCAAGCGTCACTATTCGAATCTAAACCCAAAAAAGAAAGAGGTATATCGTTATGAAATCCATTATGAAATCGCTGAAGCAATCCGCCCGTTCCATGGCAGTGACAGTCGCCGCTGTCTTTCTGATGGCCGCAATCTTTGCCCTGCCGGTTCCCACTGCAAGCGCCGCCACTACAAGCATCGCTGATCACAAGCCTGGTCTGAATGGTCATTACATCCTGACTGGTATGGCCACTCGATATGATGTGATTACCGGTCTTGACTTGAACGACAACGAAAGCACCCTGTTGTACTGTACGATTGAGGACGAATGCGGCGAGACATGGATTTATGCTTACGAACTGGGCAGTGAAGTGCCGCCTGTGAATCAAAACCTGACCCTCATTATGAATTGCAATGATACTCCCGATGATATCGACGATGACATCATCGAAGACATTTTATGGTGCGACTGTGAGAGCGCCGCCGATGAAGATTAAAATGGCATTTGCTGCCAATTGATAAAACAAAAAGAGAGGTAAACAAAAATGCTGGATGTTTTGACTATTCTTGAATATGCTCGTAAAGGTGCACTTGCTGACTATGAAAAAGCATGTGTAATGCACCGTCTACTCAATATTAAAGAGACTCAGGCGATGGTTGATAACGCATGGGGAACGGCAAAAGAGCTCACTCGTTTGATGAATCTTAAAGCAGAACAAGTTAAGCAGACGGGACGTGATACTAAGGAAGATGCTCGGAAGCGTGTAGTATCAGCTGACCGATTCGTGCAGCCTAATGAGCAGGCTCTCCACAAGCAGGTGATTGCTGAAGCACCTTACGTTCTCGTCATTAAATGGAATAATCCCATTATGGGCGAAATGGAATACCCCTTCAAGAGTTACGCCGAGGCCGAGAAGAACTTTGAGGTCGCCAAGCGTGAAGTTGGCAATCACCACGCAACCGAAGCCCATGTGTACGAACAGAGCGAAGGTCAGCGTATTCCTGTGATGGGCATTATGAGCGGCAAGCTGTAAGCCGACTGGGAAGGGGAGGACACTTTCTAATGATTTTGTCAGAGATCTATCAGATGCATGACAGATTGTGCGCCGTTGTGCTGGACCCGGAAAGCGAAACTCTTACGCCGATTCGTGTCGTAAATTTGGATACGAAAGAGCTGACCCCGCAGTTTTTCAGTGATGCGAGGGCTGGATTTCCTGATGCGAAACCATTCCGACCGTACAATCCCAACAGCCTGAACTGGCTCATCATTGAAAAATATGGTCTGCTGGTTGCATCTATCAATAATCGGGGTGGATTTATCGTGTTTGAAAGTCCTGATATGATTCCTCTGACAAAATCTCTATTCAGCAAGAAAGCGAGATTGAATTATGAGAGACGTTTTTCCTCCAGAGAAACACGCGATCGCCGTGTATCCGCTCAACAACTGGGGCGGGCTTGAGATCACAGCGATTGAAGAGGCGTGTGTTGAAGTCGCAATCAACAATGGTGAGCACCGCAAACAGGCCGGCCGCCACAAAATCTATCAGACGAACAAGGGCCATGCGTACTTCATTATGCATGGCTCTCGTTATTATCTGGACGAATTCACAAGAGTATAAGCGCAGCAGCGCAGCACAAAAACGCAGTCGAAAGGAGCAATATGAATTATGTTCGCAACATACCTTAGTGACACGGATTCCACCTGGATGCAAGAGCGCCGTCATAAGCGCCGCATCGAATTGGCCGACCCGTACTTCCTGCCCTATAGCAGACTCCGGCCGCGTGTTCAAATCGAATTGCAGCTTCGCATTCTGACTCTGCCATTCACAGTAAAGGAGGGTGATTTGATTGTCTGAGCATCCTATTGTCTGGGTGTTCGCCGCCATGTTGCTTCTGGTGGGCGCACTCCAGCAAATCGGAACCGGCCTGTATTATCTGGGGTGTTTCCGCCGCTACAATCAGGTGATCGACACCCTTGCACGCTGGTTTGATACCGTAGATCCGATCGAAATGACTGAAACGATTCGCAATTTTTTCCTCATCTCGATCGCCCTGACTCTGTTGGTCGCTGTGGTCGTCTAAGCGGCACGCAGTAATACATAAACGCACAAAAAATAAAAGAGGTAAAAAACTATGCTGTACTATCGTACCAAAATGGAAGCCAACAACAAGCCCATGTATATGGGAAAGAAGCGGGACCACGAAGAAAAGTGGTCGATCTATATCGCAGATGAACTGTTCACTGAGAAAGAGGTGTGCAGGTTGAATCTGAATATGGATTATCTGGAGCCGGTTGAAATTCCGCGTCTTCAGACTCACAAGCAGGGCTGTTTCCGTGTTGCGAATTTCGATGCCACCATCACCAAGGTGGGGCAGAAGCCCGAAGTCGAGCCGCTGTCCAAGGAAGCCACGCGGGAACTGGTGAAGAAAATGAAAGACCGAGAGCTTTATAAGGCACGTATCAATCAGATTCCCGATGCCCGTCCTGCAACTATTATGATTCGACTCAAGATGCCGACCCCGAAGCAGGCCGGCGGTGCAAAAGCAGGTGGCGCACAGTCGAGCGGCGCACAGGAGTAATCCGGCGACGCTACTTATAGCGGCGCACAATACATAACAGTGAATTTCAATCAAATTTATAATAAATGCTTTGCAGTGGCGCTCTGGTAAAAATCGGAGCAACAAACTGCGGAGCCCATGTCGGGCGACTGGTGGTACCGAGGCAGACGTAACCACATCCACTACATGCGTAGTAAAACAAATGGGAGGAAATTGTAACCATGATGGTGCATATTTTGGATAATTCCTATTCCAATCGAACCAAGGGCAAGCCGTGGGCGATTTTCAATCGTTACAATGGTGATGTTTATAGCAGTCGCAAGCGTGCAATGAAGATGCTGAGTGAGATGGCAAAATCGGTGAGCGCAGATCCGGAGTGTTATGACGTCGTATTTGATGCTGATGGCGGCAATCTTCATTATCGTTGGAAGAATTTAGACGGCGATGAGTTCGAACACTATATCCAGATCGAATCAAAAGAAGTGAAGTAATGGTATTAGAAGGAGGGCCCGTACTATGACTGACTATGCAGACGCTGGCTATCAGCTCCAGCATTACAAGATCACATTCTATGCCGATAACAATGGCAAAATCCCGCTCAAAGTGGTCCGCCGTGCATTCGCCAGCTATGATTGTGCCAAAATGTGGGAAGCTGATGTGATGCATCAAACACCTGAATATAACAGTGTCACGATCGAGATGGAATGAAAGGAGCTACGCAGTATGGTTATCAACATGACAGAACTTCCCATTATGAATTGGTCGCCGAATCAGCTCGAAGCAGCCCGCAAGCTCTGCACGGATGGTATCTTACAGGACTGGGAGCTTCCTACGATTACGCCCAGCGACGCATCAATCAAAGTGAAAGACGCAGCGTGGCAGACGGCTGAATGTATCGAGTCCATGCATCCCGATGCAGTCATCATTCAGGGTGAACCTGTTTTCGTGGCCACCTTCGTAAATAACTATTGTATCTCGCAGTGTTACTCTCCTTGCTACGCTGATGGCAAGTTCGTGCAGTTCAGGAGGTTCTGATTATGGCAAGCTGGAAACTCGGTAAGGACATGATTCCCAGCGATACGATTCTCGATCCTGTCACATTCGATGACTTGATCCTGGCTCTGAAATGTAACTGTGAGCGCATTACGCCGGATGCGGTCATTGTTCAGGCGACGGAGATCGTCAATCAGCGTTTGGAAGATTGGAAATATCTGATTGAAAACAACATGGAAGAAATCATTGCGCTGGCAACAGATGAACCGCTTGAAGACGCTGGCCACGATGATATCACACTCGAAGAATAATAAAGAGGCGGTGCATACATGAGAAACCTGTCCAAACAGAGCCGTAAGAAAATTTTTGATCTGATCAAGCGCGACTGCACATTTGTTGGCGCTTATGATTTAAAACATTCTGAGGAAACCGTTTTGACTTATCTCCCGAAACCCGGCACACAGATTCACAGAGATGTTGAGGAAGTTCGTGTCGTAAAAAATCGTAAGACTGGAAACTGGGTCGAATCCGTTGTTGATATTCGGTGGAAGCACGGTATGACCTTGGTAGAAGCCGAAATGATCGAACGAAAATATCAGTGCAAATCTAACAAGTAAGGAGGTAACGCAGCGATGACCTTCAATGAAGCAGTTGGTGTCCACGCATGTGACATCGATAATGAAACAGGGAAGCGGCTCACATTTCGCGAGCTCAACATTCGCTACATCAAACATCTCGGCGGATTAGACGTGGTTAAAAAGTACATCCCGTTCGAACTTGATTATCTGCTTCCAAGATATCGTGAAGACAAATACTTCAATAACACATGGCTTGCTACATGGGATGAGGCCGCAGAACGAATTAAGTTGCTGTGCTACTGGAATCATGTCACATGCACAAGTCAGGCCGAACGAGTTAGTGTGCTGAAAGAAGCGGCCGCGATTCTGTGTGAACGAGCGGCGCAATAAGAGGAGTGTTAATTTGTATACGATCAAAGTAACATATCGTGCAGCAATCGCAACAAGCACGCGGCTCGATTATAAGAAGGCTACTTACCAGTTCGAATCTGTGCCGAACGATGTGGTCGATACGCTGCGTGCTGCCATTGATACAGAGTATAAGAAGCAATCAAAAGAACAGCATGGTGTGATGATTCACCTTGAAACGGCGCTTGAGACCATGGAGCGATTCAGAAAGCGTATGTACGTGCCGAACTCCATCGAGAGCGTCGAGATCGTTGACGCAGAAGAAAATGGCGACTAATCAACGCCTGTTAGTTATTGAGCGAAACCCCAAACGGTTGTATAATAAAAAGGAGCGTAACAGTATGAAGTCAGTACAGATTACATACGATGCAAAAGTTAAGATTGGAACCAGCTATGAGCGCGGCGAAGCATGTACGCAGCTCGATTTCCTTGACGATAAGGTTGTGGAGAGCCTGATCGCTGATTTGAATGCGGCACCTGCTGAACAGAGTTCGCACTGGTTCGATCTGCTTCAGACGCTTACTTTTATGAACATGCTGCAAGGACGAATCTTCATTCCGACTTCAATCAAGATGATTCAGGTCGTTGCTGAGATTCCGAATTGTTGAAAACTCACTTGTTCAAAATGTTGAAAACTTAATCACTGATTCATTCTTTCGCTTGCAACAATAATTCATTCCTAATTCGAACTCAAACTCAATTACGCAATCGCTGGCAAACAAACCGATTCGAAGCCGAGACGAGCGATAAGCGAGATGCGGCGAGAATAAATTTGAAAGAGAAAAAGAAGAGGATTATAGGAGATAATAGATAGAGAGTGTGAGAGAAAGGAAGAAGAACCATCAAGGAGAAGGAAAGGAGGAAACTTTATGCGATTCCGAAAACTCATCACGGCGACTGTACTGGCTGCTGCTCTGATGCTGACTGGATGCGGCGGAAAATCTGAGCCGGACGAAAATCTTAACCGGGTCAAGTATGCCAAGATCTACAACCCTGATGGCACGCTGTTGACTGAAGGAGAGTATGAATCCTGCTACTACGGCAACCAGGTCGTTACGATTGAAATCAACGGTGTCAAGTATCAAACCGCCTATGTCAATGTCGTCACGATGTGGTGGTATGAGTGAGTGCGGTAGAAGAAAGGAGCGATAAATCGTGGAAGAAATCATAATGAAAGCCATTCCTGAGCATGGCGGCGTTTCGATGTCCCGGGCTGAGCAGGAGACCATTATCACCATTGGCGCTCTGGATAAGACGGCCGATGTGTGCACCAACGATCCTGTTTACTGGCGCAAGCTTGATGCCATGTGCGAGAAACATCCTGACGAGTACAAGCTCGCCAAGATCCACCGCACGAAAGACGGGCTGATCCTGTGTAAGTGGTATTCGGTGCCGCGTAAGCTGGTTCGGTTCGGAACGCCGACAGCGCCTCGCGAACTGACTGATGAACAGCGTGCAGAACTTCGTGAGCGAATGAAAAAGGTACAAGCGGCTCGACAGAATAAGGCCAGCATCGATTCTCAGCCGAATTCATAAAGAGTTTGACTGTATTCTAAACATACATCATGGTTCGGTAATGAAATTACTCTACTGAGATGTGTTAGGTATTTTTGCCTTGTAATTCTATTAGAGAAAACAGCAAGGTTTGAATCAGGAGGTGAATGAGATGAACGCAATGCCCTTCGACGATTCCGCATAGCGCAAGCAAAGTCGCCGCAAAACAGATTGAGATGAATAGCAAGTCGAAAGGTTTGCACGTTTAGGCCAAGCCAAACGGAACGAATTGTTAGAACGAGATACCCCACCCCGTGGCTGCCGCTTGAGGAGGCGAGCTCAGCAGCTGACCCTACAGGGAGGAACTCCCGGTTATACCCAGACAGAAATACAGCGATAATGCGTCATCCCGAAATCCTAAAAGTGCTCGCAGCTCATCTACTGGCTGCCGGCCGCAGCGATCGCAGGTGAGGCATAGGACTCCACAGATATTTAGATCTCAATTTGAAACAAAAGTACATAATCGAATAAGAAAGTGAGTTGAAAACTATGTTGAAAACCGGTCCTCCCATGTGAGGAATCCCGTATTTTACGAGCAGATTTGTGATGAATTGTTATCTGGTTTTACCATGATAGCACGTTCAGGCCAAGCCGAACGGAACGAATTGTCAGAGCGAGGGGACACCCCCGAGGAAGGCGGAAGACGCGTCGACTGCAGGCACCAGACGTCGCTGGCCACACCAAACGGTGTCATCAGGGGGCTGAAAGAGCCTTATAACACCTCAACCGACGCATCCAACAACCACATTTGGGCCACAACCCCTGGTTCATGAAAGATCACCATCTCCAGCTAGTAGCTTCAGACAGATTTAGATCACAAATCGCCTATATTATAATAATGAAGGTTGTGATAAGAACGACAAATACAAACAAAATGTAATGCTGTCATTTGTGAATATTTTCCAATTGACAACGATACGTTTTTGTGTAATACTTGTTTCAAGCGAAACACACTTTACAATACCAAACGAAAAGGATGAGGTAAAAAATGAATGCGAATGTAGTAATGCAAGTAGCCACCACCAAGCAGTTCGGTGACATGGAGATTCAGGTCTATGAGAATCCGGCTGTCGATCACACCAGAGCTCAGGATGATTTCTGGATGACCCGTGAGCAGATTGGCACGGCGTTGGGATATAAGAATCCTTCAATTTCGATTGGAACGATTCACAAGCGCAATGCGGCTCGTCTCGACCCGCTTTCAGGGTTAATCAATTTGATTACCCCTGGTGGAAAACAGCAAACCTACGTATATAATATGCGTGGTGTCATGGAGATCTGCCGTTACAGCACTCAACCCAAAGCGAATGCTTTCATTGATTTCTGCTGGGATGTGATCGCCGCTCTGATGCGGGGTGAAACCGTATCGCTGAATGCCAATCAGACTGAGCTCAAGCGACAGGAGCGATTCGACAAGATGACTCAGACGCTGGCGGAGATTCATTCTAAGATGGACGCTCTCGAAGCCGCACGCCAGCAGGACCGCAACGCTCTCGACAATGTGTTGTTTGTCTGCAAGCAGCTAGAACGAAAGCTTATCTCGATGGGTCAGCCGCAGAAGCAGCCTGAGCAGACCACCACAACTGCCACAGCCGCCGCAAAGGAAACCCACAGCACTACATACAAAGGACGCAGCGAATGGCGGACTGAGATCTACAAGCTCGGCAACTCCATCGCTCGCATGACTGGTCTGACGCTGAATGCGGTTCTGAAACAGGCTTATGATTATATCGGCCGCAACTATGGCTGGTATTTCAAAGACGAACGCAAGGCGTATGTTGAGCGAGTCGGTTACATGGGTGACATCAAGAACCTCAGCGGCTTGGACATTATCGAGGACAGCGAAACGTGGAAGTCGATCTTTATGTCGATCATGAAGGATCGGTATGATAACGAAAAGCATGACGCTGAGGTCCGAAAGGGGATTAAGTCGGCACTCACCAAGAAGCCGCCTATGATCCCTGCTGATATGATTCCTACTCGCCACAGGGTAGAACCCGCTCCTGAGGTCGTTGCTGAAGAACCCGCACCGGTCGTTGTGGCCGAGGCTCACGCAGTCGAGATTGAAACACCGGCGGCTGAAACACCGGCAGTCGAAGCTCCTGCGGTTGAAGAGCCGAAAAAGAAATATTATTACTACAAGCCGAGTATCACGCTTCCGATCGTTGAACCCATTGCAAAAAAGCTGGGCGATAAGACGCTTGGGTATTGGGTTACCTATGCAAAGATCTATGACGCGATCGGCACTGCAAAGATGGACCGAATGCGTAAAGCGTATGTACGTTCTCACAATAAGCCGCCCAAGTCTACTCCTGATATCTTCCAGAATTCTGATAAGAACATGAAAGTGTTTAAGGAGGCTGCAAAGATCGTGGCGGCAGCTATCTAAGCTATCTACTTCCTCCATTAGCCTTTGAGGCTGGCAGCCGGGAAAGACCGGCATATAACCGGGTGTGGCGAAGGTGGTATCGCGCTAGGTTTGGGACCTAGAGATTTTCGCCCGTTCGAGTCGGGTCACCCGGACCATAGCATAGGGCTTTATCCTTTCTCCCTGTGCAAAAAAGCGAAGTTTTTCTCTTTCACTTTTCCTTTTTCTTCGCTCGTGGCTGAAAATGCCGGGCAGGTACGATAACCCTGCCTTGATATGGAGCTGATGGTCGTACAACAGTTCGATTCTGTTGGGCTCCAGCTAGGTTCGATGCAGCGGCGTAGTGTAGTACAAAGCTGCTGGGGTGGCGCAATTCCACCGTGGGTGATCATACTCCCCCTCTGACACACCCATAACGCTCTGACCGAAAATAATATCCATGATGCAACGGGAGTAGCTACCCGCCACAGTGGATGTGCATGGCTCTATTATGAGTAGGCGAATTTGGCACTGCCTGCGAAAGTGGCATAGATGCTCGGTGCCCAGAGTATCGGAGAGTGAATTTGAAAAGGGCAGCCTTTGAGGATGGACACCAGAAATTGGGATGTTGAGCCCGGTTTCGGTTGTGGTAATTGGTATGACGAGATAAGTCGGACTGCGCACCCTCCGCACCATATCGATTTATTACATGGTTAAATCCTCCTCTCTTATGCCGGTATCGCTCAGCGGCTAGAGCACTGGGTTTATACCCTTTGGTCCAGATAAGACAGAGGCGCGGGTTCGAGTCCTGCTACCGGCACCACTTTTAGTAACATTTTGAAAGAAGGTATGAATCATGGCAAATCTGAATATCAAAGAAATCGTTGAATGGATGATCGAAGAAGCGAAAAATAAGGCTTCCGATAGCATCGCAGTCATTGATGAAGGAGAAATCGTTAAAGAGTTCGGAGTGAAGCCTGGATGGCTTCAGAGCCATGGTCCAGAAATTTATCACGAGTGCGATCAGCACTCAGAAGTTTTGGACTCTTTGATTTACACTGGAAACGATAGAGATTATTGGTCTATTCAGCTTACTATTAACAAGGAGTAAATCAAAATGGCTGATAAGTATCTTAGTATCATCACGAACTTCGGGTGCCACTACAGCTGCCCTGAGTGTATCGTCCGCAATAATAAGCTCAAGATGACGCCGACAGGGGAGTATTCTTCTTACGCTCCGCTGTGGCAAGTTCTTCATAACGAATGCAAAGACTGCAACTGGGTATCTGTGTCTGGTGGCGGCGATCCGCTTTTCCACTGGTGGGAGCATCAGGCATGGTGGCTTGGCTTTTTCGAGATGTGCCAACGCTCTAGGCGCAGGACCGAACTGCATACCAGTTACTTTGATGCAGAAAACAATCACGAGATTATGTTGTTTCCGTTTGGTAAGTTCGACCGTGTTGTATATCACCTGCATACGACAGATGAGATGGACAATGTTTGTCGTCGAGGCAACGAAATCGTTCGTGTGGTCTTTGTTGTGGACGACGATATGACTGAGGACGAAATCAATGGAATCGCTGATTATGTCGAAACGTCAAACGAGATCGACGAGCTTTCGTTCCGGCAGCGTGTGGATGAAAACTATGAATCAACTTATCATCTGCACGATTTCCTGAAGGCTGGGCATCAGAAACGCTGGTGGTACATTGAACAGTGCGATTACAACACCTACTATCATAACGGTAAGCTGTACACCAAGTATACCGATATCTTTGATAAGGAGTGATTCAGATGTACATCGTCGCAAGCGATTATACCAACGAGAAAGCTGATGTCTACAAGTCAGTAAGTATTGATAAAGCATTCAAATCAAGAGACGATGCGATTGCTTTTGCCGCTGTTAGTTTTCAGTGCTTTCTCAATGGGATGCCTGAAGATGAGGCCGCTCGGTACGAAGATGCAGTGAAAGTTGACACTGAATCCTACGCTGATTTTTGCGGATGCGAGTTGAACCCATATCCTGAGTATATTATCGGAGCAGCGGTCGGCGATGGTGAAGATAATCACATGTACTACATGGTGTTTGAAGTAGAGGAGTGACCTGCGAAAGCAGTGGCGGCTCGGAAAGACGAGCATATATGGCCCCATGGCGAAATTGGCACACGCGGCAAGTTCAAACCTTGCTTATTGTTCCCGGTTCAAATCCGGGTGGGGCTACCACTGGCTCGATCGAGTCAGGAGCTTATTGGGTGAAACGGTTTGGCAAATCGGAAAGACGGTTGGCTGCTGGACAGACAGCTTTGATATGCTACCGTGGTGGAAAGCATACACGTTCGCCTTAAGAGCGAATGCCAGTGATGGATTGCGGGCTCACATCCCGCCGGTAGCACCACCCCGAAAGGGGTAACATAATAACTCTTGTCAATTATTCTCGGCTCGCTCGAAAGGGTGCAATTGGCCTTGTAAGCCGAGTATCTTATGCGATTGTAGCTCAGTTGGTAGAGCAGCAGGCTGAATGCGCGTCGGTGGTTCAAGTCCATCCAATCGCACCAGGGTTCCTGTCTTTTTTGAATGTTATTCAGCAGGGACCTTTTACCTCATTCTTGTTATTCCCGGCTCTTTTGATACGATGCTTCGGTCTATATCGTATCGAAAGCAACAAGGCTTTGTAAGCCGGGTTTATATGCAGCGGTCGTATAACGGTGAATGTGCCAGCCTTCCAAGCTGGAGATGTGGGTTCGACTCCCATTCGCTGCTCCATGCCGCAAGGCAAGACAGCTTTGCCCATTAGGTCTCTAACAAAATGGGGAGTTCAGGTGCCACGAAACTGTCGAAGGTGATAGTTTACGAACGATAGTGGGGAATACGAAACAGTGGTTAAACAGCAAAATGATCCGGCCTGAACATTTTATATGCCGTAAGAGGTAATGCAATAATCACGATGATTCTTTTACAGCGAATTCTTAGTCATGACAAGGATAGGGTGAAGGATGAATGGTGTGAGCACAGTAGCTGTTCGACTCAGCTTTGCGGCACCAATAGGTACATGGTGGTAAAAGTACGATCAATAAAATAGCCACGACTTCCTTGTTGCGCCCTAATGTTTCGGATATTGTGGTCCGAAATGGAAGTTGTCCTGCCTGGAGAATCGGGAGTACAGGTGTACCTAATTTATATGCGGCTATGGTGGAATAGGCAGACACGCTGGTTTTAGGTACCAGTTCCCAGTGAGTGAGGGTTCAAGTCCCTCTAGCCGCACCATGTTCGAATATCAACACACAAAAAAAGGAACGCAAAATGATTTATCTTTATAAAAGTGATTTGACAAGAGCAAAAGAAATGAACCAAAAATGCCGGGAGGCTGGTGTGATTGCTCTGGATTGTGAGGGCAATGATTCCGACATGTATGGATGGCCTGATACTTTTTATCTGTATTTCCCCACAGAGGAATCTATCAAGCTATTCAACGATCTTTCTAATTACCTTCACATTGAGCGGACTGGCTTGTATATTATCCATAACGATAGCGGCGTGTTTTGTATTCCGGTTGACTATTATGCAGCCCAGTTTAAGGCTTTTACGCAAAACAATAATCGAGAAAAAACGAAACAGCTTATGAGGGTTGAGAATTTCAAAGAAGAGGAGGGAACAGCCGTATGAACTCCATTATCAATCCTTGGGTGTTCTACTGGATTGGCATCGTAGATAGTGTCAGAACACTACTAACCGTCATTCTAACCGTGCTTATGATCGGAGGAGCGATTATGTTCATGTGTACTATGAGCGATGCAGACGATCGTGGCTTTAAAGACAAAGATGTAGCCGAGGAAGTAAAACTCTGCATCAAGGTTGCAATTGCAACTTTTGTTGTCGCGGTTCTGGTTTGTGTGGTTCCTTCTGAAGATACCTGCTATAAGATGCTCGCCGCTGATATGTTTACACAGGACAATATCAACAACGCCACTGAGTATGTCACTGACGTGATTGATTATGCGGTCGACAAGGTCAAAGAAATGGATAGAAAGGACTGAGCGACATGGACGAGAGAAAATTCTGTATCGGTGATCGCGTAAGGCTTGAGTCTCCGTGGGGTCCTGATGATCCCAATGAGGGTAAAGAGGGAATCGTTGTTGGGTATACAGAAGATACCGATTGTCTTCAAGTGCAGCTCTGCGATGGGTACACATGGAGCAAGCCAGAATTTCGCCTGATCGAGCACCTGCATGATGGTTGGTGGGCACCTGTAGAGTCAACCAGCGAATGCCGCTGCGAGTCTCTGCTTTAATTTTTTCGCCATCCAAACACACTTTACACTGTCAAATGAAAGGAGAAAACGGATGCATATCAAGTATGTGGACGGCCATTATGAAATCGTGTCGGCGGATAATGGCCAGTTCATTCAGTCGGCCGACACATGGGACGAGGCTCTTGACGATATGAAAGAGCTGCTAACAACAACGGTATAACGAGCAAACCGGCTCGTTTACATAACATTTTTTTATTATAAAGGAGATCAATATTATGAAGGCAACTGTTAAGTACAACAACGTTTTCGTCACTTCCGCTTACGACATCGAGACCCTGAAGAAGGTCAAGAAGTTCCGTCCCGATGCTCTGGTTCTGTACAAGGGCGAGGGTAAGGAGAAGGAGCCTGTCTGCGCTATCGGTGTCAGCGGTTCTGCTTCTGCCAATGAGATGGGTGTGACCTTCGCAAAGAATTCCGTCACCACTCCCAAGGTCGCTACCATGAGCATCGAGCTGCCCAACGGCAAGACCACCGTCGAGGAGATCAACGAGTTCGTTCGTGAGAAGCTGGGTCTGGCCATCGTGAACTGCACCAAGATCGAGGAGCAGATCGCCGAGGCTATGGGCTCTATCGCTGCTGATGAGGCCGCTATGAACGCTGCTATCACCATCGAGAATGACGCTGAGCCCGAGGCCGCCGCTGAGTAAGAGCGCCGCCGCTGAGTAAGAGCGCCACTGTGGTTCCACGCCGGATGTTCCAGCGCAATACGTCCGGCATTCGTTTTAGATGATTCGTCAATCCGACGTTTCAATAATAAATTTTTTAAATTAAAAAGGAGTACATATTATGCTGAAGATCACTGTGGGTACCAACACCAACCGTAAGACTGTCATGGCTACTGAGGACACTACCCTGCGTCAGTGCCTGGAGGAGAACGATATCAACTACTCTGCTGGTCAGACCTCTCTGGATGGCTGTGTTCTGCAGCCTGGCGACATGGACAAGACCTTTGCCGATATGCACGTTACCGAGAAGGCTTATCTGGTCTGTGTTCAGAAGATGGACAACGCCCGTTAAGGAATTAACGGAGTCTGATCCTGAATCTGTTCGAGCGAATCTCGAATAAAGTCCGAATATAAATCTGTTCTGGTTACAACAGATAAGTAGCATTGCAGCCGCTGGCAGGCCGGTTAAAGTCTGCCTTATATGTGTCCAGTATCTGGGCTTTTTAAATGCAAGATATGAATTTAAGGAGGAAGTAACTATGGCATTCACTGGTTTGCTGACGAAGCTCGGCTCGAACGAATGCAACGAATTTTTCTCTGACATCAAGAGCAGGAACAAATTCGAAACCGAAGATAACACCGTCCTGACCGTTCTCCGGGCAGTGATGAACGAGGAGCGGCTGGCGACTTTTACCGCTGATCCCGAGAACAAAGGCATTATGCAGTCTCTGGTGGTCGAGAACGAGATCCGGCTCCCGGACGATGAGAAGTTGACAGCAGCCTATTACGCTGGTGAGCGTGGTCCGTTCACAAAGATCAAGCTCGGTCTGTATTTCCATTTCATCCCCAACAAGAAAGCAGCCGATTACATCAAGCAGGTGAAAATGTTCGACGAGGACTACAAGAAGGCGGGCTGGGTTCGTCTTGAGGATGTCTCTCTGTATGTCGATCGCAGTGGTGACGCTCTGGTTTATCAGAACGAAACCAAGCAGGCGACCATGGTGTTCGCTCCTTCGCCCAAGAGAATCCAGGTCATGCAGATGATGATGAGCTGTCTGCCTCGTCTGCTTCCGTGGGCATTCAAGGATCACCCGGCAACCAGGGATGAACTCGATCTGCTGAAGATGCTGGCTGAGCAGAAGTATGACAAGTTCAATGCGGCAATCGACAAGATCTGTGCAGCTTATGATTTCTACGGCAAGAAAGTCGAAAGCATGCTCAAGGGATTCTGCAATCAGAACTTCACCCGCTCGATTCACGACCAGGAAGAACGTGTCCGCCGGGCAGAGAACAACGTCAATGATTATATGAACAGCGCCCGCAATGCCATGAAGCAGGTGGACGAAGAGCAGATGAAACTTCTGGTGCTCCGGAATCGTGCCTGTAACTCTGGAGAAGATGAGAAGGAGTTGGTCGATTTCTTCAAGGCGAACAAATCTCTTATCGCTCTGGATAAGTCCGGCAATCAGCTGTGGGTCGGCGTGAACTGCTATCTGAATGACTACAACGAAGATATCTTTAAGCAGTATGTCGAAAAGCAGGACAAGATGTCCAGCTACATCTACGAGGAGAGCCCGTATGATATGGATCTCACCAAGAAGCTGTTCCTGGCTATCTGGAAAGAGCACCGGTTCAATCTGCGTGTCTACTGCGAGTGGATCGTCTATGATGACTGCCGCGTCGAAGCCATCAGAAGCAGTAACATGAATCACCGGGAAGACCTGATGAAGGATCGTTTCCCTCAGCCTCATATCGACCGGTTTACCTGTTACGGCGGCTATCGCGGTATGCTTCAGGATCTGGCTCTTCGTCGTGATTACATCGGCGTTTTGTCTACTCTGGTGACTTCTTCTTCCTATATCAACTGGACGGATTCTACGGTCGTCGAATGGATGATGGAAAAGCTGTTCGGCGATTATAGTAATCGGAAGTGTCTGGAAGATAAGGATGGCAATCTCTACACCATCAAACAGGTGGTTGAGATTCTGGAAAACGAAAGCAGAGAAACGGCATAAGGAGGTTTGAAGTATGCAGCCGGTTAAGATGAATGACGAACTGATCCAAGGGATTTTGCAGGAGTTCTATGCACAGGCTTCTGCGTTGGGTAATCTGCAGGCGGATAAGTTCTCCTTTAACAAGAATTTTTCCAAGCCTGCCAAGGACGCAGTCGAGGTGAATTTCACTCTGGAAGCTTATCACGAGATGTGTGCCCTGATCGATCACTTCAGTACCGAGGTCGCCTGGCACGGTCTGGTGAATCGCATTGATAAGACTCACTTCCAAATCACCAAGATCCTGGTTTATCCGCAGCAGGTCACGGGCGCAACAGTGAATACTGATCAGGAAAAGTATACGACCTGGCTGTATGAGCTGGACGATGAATCCTTTAATACGCTGCGGTTCCAGGGTCACAGTCATGTGAACATGAGCACTTCTCCCAGCGGCGTGGATATGCAGAATCAGTGGGATCTCATTGATACCCTGAGCTCTGAGGACTACTACGTCTTTATGATCTGGAACAAGCGGCGTGAGTATAACGTCCGTGTTGTGGACATGGCGGACAATGTCATATACAGCGGCGACGATGTCAAGGTGACGATTGGAGAGGCCGATACGAAAGGGTTTCTCGAACAGGCGGAAGCGCTCGTCCAAAAGCCGGTTACAACCACATACAGCGGCTACAACAATGGCTACAGCGGCAACTACAATGGTGCAGCTTACTCCGGCAGCTACAGCGCGGGTACAACAGCTTGTCGGGGAGGCGCGTTCGTTGGTAACACAAACACCGCAGCCGCGTCCACGAAAACAAAAGCAGAAACGAAACCGGCAGCCACGACGAACCCGGCGCTGAAAACTGTCACGGGTGGAGCCGCCCCTAAGATCGATTCAGCCAAGAGCAAAGGAAGCGAATCCAATCTGATGAAGTATTATCAGGAGAATCCGAACGACCTGATGAACAATTGGAATTCGAGCTGCTATCCCTACTCTGACGCATTCCAGGACTAAGAAAGGAAACAACAATGGATCTGAGCAAAATCGAAATGGTGTTTAACCCTGCGTCTGTTAAGGGTCGCATTCATATCATCGGCTGTGGTTCGGTCGGCTCTACTGTGGCTGAACTGCTGGCACGATACGGTTTGACCAAGTTCACTCTGTGGGATATGGACTTTGTCGAACCCAAGAATATCGTCAACCAGATGTTCTTCCAGCAGGATATCGCACATCCCAAGGTGGAAGCTGTGGGGAACATTCTGTGCAATGTGAATCCTGATATCAAAGAGGATCTGGTTCTGATGCCCAATGGCTGGCAGGGCGAAACCGTCAAGGGCTATGTGTTCCTAGCCGTGGACAGCATCGAGATCCGCAAGCAGTTCCTGGAGAAGAACAAGTACAATCCTGAGCTGCTCGGTGTGTTCGATATTCGCACTGGCCTGTATGATGCACAGTGCTGGTCGGCCGATTGGAAGGATCGTAAGCAGATCGACAATCTGAAGAACTCCATGAACTTCACTCACGAGGAAGCAAAGGTAAGTACGCCGGTGTCTGCATGTGGCATCGTTCAGGGTGTTGCACCGACCGTTCGTTTCATCTGCTGTCTGGCGGTTACGAACTTTATCAATTTCGTGGGAGGCAACCAGCTGAAGAAGCAGATCGTTGCAACCCCGTTCATCCTGGGTGAAAAGAGCGTCATGGCGTTCTGATAAAATCGTAAATAAATAATCGTGATGAATAGTTGTTTTTATAAACAGCGCACTTAGGCCAAGCCAAGTGTATCGAATTGTTAAGAAGAGGGGGTCCTCCCCCTGAGGCATCAACATTGCGAAACGAAACAGATCCCACCGGCCGACGGTGCTCCAGCAGGGTTCGAAACGACCTTTTTGGATCGCCGGAAGGCGGTTATATAGCCAATTTCAGCATCCAATCATGATCGGGACCTCCTACAGCATGCACTTCAGCCTCAAGAAACCCATTTAGATCACGATGAAATCATAAAGGAGAAACAATGTACATTACATATCTGAATCCTCCTAAGACCCGGCAGATCACTTTTGATGAGATCCTTGCTGGTGTCCAGAATGTAGAAGCACTGCATTATGGCGGCAGCAACACATCTACAATGACCGTATGCCGCAACGATTTAACCGCCAAACTTCGCGCTATCACCAATGTTCCTGAGATGATCGAGAAGCTGACGGCCTACAACGTAAAGTATGCGGCGCTTGAATCCAGCGATATCCCGAGTCACTATTCTCACTTTGAGATCCCAAAGAAATCTGGCGGCTGGCGACCCATTGATGCGCCTGATGAAACTCTTTCTGATGCACTGATTGAGCTGCGGGAATTACTGAAGAGCTTTATGATCGCAGATTATCACACGAATGCTTTCGCATATATTTCCAATCGCAGCTTTATCGATGCAGTCCGTAAGCATCAGGCAGGTCACAATAAAACCGTCGTTGATGAGGCGACCGGCATGAAAAAGGTCGTAAATTATCAGAATCATTGGGCGGTCAAGTTCGACTTCCATGGTTTCTTTCCCAGTACGACACCGGATTTTCTGCTCGGCATGATGAGTGTGATCTATCCATTCGCTCTGATCATGCGGGATGCACGTGGTCGAGATGAACTGGCAAAGGCGGTCAACCTATGCTTCCTTCGCAACGGCCTGCCGCAGGGAACTCCCATCAGTCCGTGGCTTACCAATGTGATGATGATTCCGTTTGACCACTGTATCACTCGAAAGCTGTGCTATGGATATAAGGCAAAAGACGGCATCGATCGCGAGTTTACTTTCACACGATATGCAGATGATATCCTCATCAGCTGTTATCATCACTTTGACCCGATGGAAATTCAGCAAATTATCATTGATGCGCTGAACTTCTTCCATGCGCCGTTTACTCTGAACGAAACGAAAACGCATTACGGTAACCGGCACTCCAGCAAGAACTGGTGCCTCGGCCTGATGTGGAATAAGGACAATCAGATCACGGTTGGCTGGCGCAATCTTAAAATGTTCCGTTCGGCTATGACGAATTATATCTATGCAAAGCAGCACGGCAGAACCTGGGAGTTGGAAGATCTGCAAAAGTTCAATGGCAAGCTCAACTATTATCACATGGTCGAGCCTGAGGTGATCGACGAGCTGATCCGTCGTTACAATGCAAAATTCGGCACTGATATTATGGCGATGCTCAAAGAGGATCTTCGTCCCAAAGAGGGCGTTGTTGCATAAAAAATGGAGACATACACAAGGAGTGATGATCTATGATTGAAATTATGTGTCGGGATGGAAAGATTTCGTCAAAAGAGCTCGAAAAGGTCGCGGATATGATCTACTATTCCACGGGCATCGAAACAGAGGTGGTCTACGAAGAGGATCGGCGAGCCCTGGTGTTTTGGGGTCCTGAGGATGTCAAAGAGATCGTGGAAAGTTTGAATCTGAAATCAATCAACACAGACGATACCAATTTCTGCGATACCATTGTGGCCGCCGCAGAGCCGCGCATTCACCAGGCAATGTTGGAAGCCGGCAGAGATGTTCTGTTTGATGAAGTCTGTGAAACGGCTGCATCCATGGGCGAACAAATCGAATTCGATGAGCCCAATCAGTAATCAGTAAACAAAAAATCACTTTGCATATCGTTCCAAAAGAGCGAGCATCACGCCCAAGGCGGATGTTAAGAAGAATACCCTAGCAATCGGCCGCTGCACTCCGCCATAGGCCCCTGATCGTGCAGCTGGCCTTAGCCAATCCTTGTCAAGAAACACTCGTCCTTCGATCAGGGACGAAAGTCACGCGCCAGGTCGCGTGACAGAAGTCCCTGATCGTGCGTCCTCCCGTTTCCAGAGCATCGGATTTAGAAAGTGATTTTGATAAAAAAGAAAATGAGGTAGAAATATGGAATTGATGTATAAGCCAGGCGATAAAGTAATGATTCGCCCGGATCTGAACTGCCGTGAAATTTATCGTATGAGGTCAGGTCGCCACAATGGGGACTATACCTACAATGTGGTTGATCAAATGGTAGATCAGGCTGGAAAGGTTTTCACGATTCAGGGTCCTCGCCACGGAGGAGCTGGATATACTCTGGAAGAGTCTGATTATGGCTGGACCGACGAGATGTTTATTTCTATCAATGAGTGTTGCTGTGATAGCATTCTGTGAGGTGAACTATGAAATACAGATACGATGTCGGTGACGCAGTGGTCGTAAAGCGAGATCTCAGAAAGAATTGCAGCTACTTTATGATGTCCGGCCCCAATCCCAAAACATACAACACTGTTGTCGACGAAATGAAAGAGCTCGAAGGCAAGACCGTTCATATCGCAGGACATATTGATGGTCAATACTTCATTGAAGAAGACAATAAATCATATGCCTGGACGGATCAGATGTTCCTGACGCAGGACAAATACAGCGCTGCTTGTGTTTGCGAAAGTTTACTATGATTGGAATGATTTGAAAATGCAGAATCCCTGCCATTATTGTGTGGCTCCCAAGCGTTATCCCGGGTGTCACGATCACTGTCAGGAGCGCCAGCAGTACGTCGAAACTGAGCTGACACAGCAGCACCAATACAAAGAAAAGTGCCGCATGATCAACGATTTTAATAATGAGCTATACACTCATAACCTGCGTTATAGAGAAAAACATCAACATAGATATTGATTTACATAGAAAGGATGAAGATCGATGGCAGAACCGGCACGTAAGCGTAAGGATCGCGTAGTTCAGTTCCCGCAACAGCCTGGTTCCGAAGCTCACATCACCATGAGCGAAGCCGAGCTGAAGGAAATGATTTGGGACATCGTGGCTGCCGCTCGCAAGAAAAAGCACAAGACAAAGCCAACCAACAGCCTTTATACAAAGGATGGCCGCATCAAACCTTCGCCTGCTGATCCGATCCGTTCCAAAGAGGATTTCCAGAAATTGGCGAATTATCTCGCTTCCAACGGCGACCCCAAGTTTCGTCTACGCAACAAGGCGATTTTCGTGTTCGGGTGCAGTCTTGGTATTCGCTGTGGCGATCTTCTCAGTCTGAAAACGGCCGATGTTTACGAACAGGATGGCAGTGTGAAAGAGCATGTCGAACTGATCGAAGAAAAGACACGTAAGCGCAATGTGTGCAAGATCCCCAAGATGGCAGCCGACATTCTTGAGGATTATTTCGATGAACAGGATTTCGAGATCAGTCAATCTGATTATCTGTTTCGCAGTCGCAAGGGTGGTCCTCTGACAGTGCGCGGATTTTATCGGATCTTGAAAGAAGCAGGGAAAGCGTGTGAGCTGGATATTGATCTGTCCACTCATACCATGCGCAAAACTTATGCAATGGCTGCACTTCACAGCGCAGAACAAGCAGGCGAGGCAGGGGATGCGCTGGCTATGCTTCAGATGAAATTCAAGCACAGTGATGCCCGTGTCACGATGCATTATGTCAAGGCCGACCAGGATAAGATGGACGAAATGTCTGATCGTGTGTCGGACTGGTTTGATGATGGAGGAACAGAATGACTGATTACATGTATCACCCTGGCGACAGAGTCCGCGTTCGGCTTGATCTCTCGGAAGATGAAGATTATAAAATGCTGTCTGGCGAAAACAAAGGCCAACGTTGGATGATTTTTGACTGGATGAAAAAATACGCAGGACAAGAGATCGTCATTGAAAAGATCAGATCAGATTCTGGTGTTTACAAAGCACAAGGAATCGATGGCTGCATCTGGTCTGACGAGATGTTTGAGCCGCTTGTCGTGGACGAGTGCGTTTGCGATTCGCTGCTGTAATGGAATGGAGGAAGTAGAGCAATGTCAAGATATTATCAGTACAAAAACGGAGAGGAAGTGTTTGTTCGGCCTGATTTGGAGCGCGGTGTTCAGTATTATATGCGTTCCGGTTACCGAGCAAATGATGTCAGTGCCACCCTTACTTATTCTCAGGCGCAGCGGCTTGGCACTGTGGTTCATATTGCCGGCAAGCGCAATGGACGCTATTACATCGACGAAGATTATGGCTGCGATTGGTGGACGGATGAGATGTTTGCAGCACCCAACGAATGTATCTGCACGCCGCTGCTGTGAGGTGAATCATGGAAGGGAAATACCTATATGAAATTGGCGACCTCGTAAAAGTTCGCGACGATATCAATTCTATCAGGAAATATTATATGCGTTCCGGTCCCAGAGCTGGATGCGAACCCGGGACTGTATCTCATATCGAAAAATATAAAGGGTCAGTCCATGAAATCATTTCTTATGAGCGGGGTTTTTACAAAATCGACAATGACCCTGATCGTCTGTTCTGGTCTGACGAAATGTTTAAGCTAGTGTGTGTAAACGAATGCATTTGTGACTCTTTGTTGTGAGGTGAATGTGATGGTGATGGATAGTTTATTGTATCAGCCGGGTGATCTGGTAACGATCCGTTCGGATTTGGTTGGCAACCGCGATTACCCCGTTTTGTATGGCCCTTCAGCAGGCAATCGAACTCTTTACTGTAACAACGATATGGTTAAGTATAGTGGCAAAACCTATGAGATCGAGAATTACGCCGATGATGATGATTTCTATATGTTAAAGGGAATTCCATGGTCATGGACTGAGTCGATGTTTGAAAGCCCGACCGAATGCATTTGTAACAGTTTGCTATGAGGAGAGTGTATGAACGAAATTTGGTGTGTCATCGAATATGATTCTGAAGGATATTGTGAACCGCCTGAGTTTTTTAATAGTCGAGATGAAGCAGATTGTTACATAAATAAGAGCGCGATTGACGAATATACTCCGATTGAGAAATATCCGGATTCTACGATTGCAGTTAATTGCAACACAGATCTTTATGCTCGGGTTGGTACAGACAAAAGCTCTCGAATCTGGAAGGGATTTGACGTCACAGATGGTCTTTTGAGTATTTTTCTTGCGAATTATATAAAATTAAAGGAGAATAAAAATGTCTGATTTTAAAGAATTCCGTACTCTGCTCCAGCAGCACTTCAACGAGATGGTCAAGGATGGCACACCTCTGTTTATCACCAATGCCGATGAGGACAAGCTGTATAACCTCTATTTGGACAGTTTCCCGGCTGGCACGAATCCTACCTTCCGTAAGCGCCGTGAGTATGATTGCTCCTGCTGCCGTCGCTTCGTGAAGAACATCGGTAAGCTGGTTTCTTTTATGGATGGTCAGATGGTAACCGTCTGGGATTTCGATACCAAGTCCGATGTTTATCAGCCGGTTGTGGATGCGCTGGCTGCCTATGTGAAAACCTGCGCCGTTGTGAATCCGTATTACGTCAGCCGTAACATGATCTCTGATGGCAAGTTCGGCACAGAGATGAACTATGAGTATGACGCTGATCATAAGGCGGTTCGCACCTGGGATCATTTCGCTGTCGAGATTCCTCAGCGGTTTATTGTCAATTCCTATGATGTGTCCACCAAGATGGCCGAGTGGCGTGATTCTGCCAATGTGTTCAAACGCTCTCTGGAAGAGTTGACCATGGACGCCGTAGATACTGTGCTGGAGCTGATTGCTCAGAACAGCCTGTATCGCGGCAAGGAGTTCGAGGGTTTGGTTCGTGGCTTCAAGAGCGATAAGCAGGTGTATGATCGTCTGCCCGATGAAAAGAAGTCCGCTTATGTCTGGATGGCTCCCGGCGGTGCATCGATGAACCGGCTTCGTATTCGCAATACGGCAATCGGTACTCTGCTGGTAAACCTGAGCGAGGGCATGGACGTGGATGCTGCTGTGACCGCTTTTGAAAAGGTGGTTGCTCCTGCAAACTATAAGCGTCCTAAGGCGATTTTCACCAAGAAGATGCTGGAGGATGCACAGAAAACCGTCACTGAGCTGGGCTATATGAACAGCCTGGGTCGTCGGTTCGCCACTCTGGATGACATCACCGCCAACAACATCCTGTTCTGTAACCGTGATGCTGCTCCTCGGGTGATGGGTGCTGCGAATCCGTTTGAGGCAATGGCGAAATCTCTGGGTACTGATCCCAAGAAGTTCGGCCGCGCAGAAGAAATCGGCATCGAAAAGTTTGTCAAAGAAGTTCTGCCTACTGCGGCAGGTCTGGAATTGTTCATGGAGAATCGCTTCTCGAAGAACATGGTATCTCTGATTGCGCCGCAGGATAAGAGCGCGCAAAGCATGTTCAAGTGGCCCAATGGTTTCAGCTGGGCGTATACCGGCAATATGGCAGACAGTGATATCCGCGAAAACGTTAAGGCTGCTGGCGGTAAGGTGGATGGTGTGTTGCGTTTCTCGATTCAGTGGAACGATGTGCCGGGTGAATGGGATGAAAACGATGAAGATGCTCATTGCATTGAACCCGATAAGAATCACATCTATTTCGGCAACAAGTGGCACCCTCGTACTGATGGCCGCCTGGACGTTGATATCACTTGGCCTGATCAGGGCAAGGCTGCGGTCGAGAACATCACCTGGCCTGACATTAAGAAAATGAAGGAGGGCGAGTACAGCTTCTATGTGCATTGCTTCGCTAGTCGTGGCGGTAAAACAGGTTTCCGTGCTGAGATCGAGTTCGATGGAAACATCTACTCTTTCAACTACGATAAGCCGCTGCATGGTGGTCAGAATGTCGCCGTGGCAAAAGTCACGCTGAAGGATGGTAAGTTCTCTATCAAGGAACTGCTGCCCAGTTCTACCAGCACCCGCGAGATCTGGGGTGTGAATTCCAATCAGTTTGTACCTGTGTCTGTGGCGATGTATTCTCCGAACTACTGGGACGAACAGACCGGCAATGGCAACCGTCACTACTTCTTCATGCTCAAGGACTGCGTCAACCCGGAAAAGCCCAATGGTTTCTACAATGAATTCCTGAAGGCAGACCTGCTGCAGCATAAGCGTGTGTTTGAGGCACTGGGCTCTCAGATGGCAGTTCAGTCCGTCGATGACCAGCTGTCCGGTGTTGGCTTCTCTGAGACCCAGTACAACAGCTTCATCGTTAAGGTGCAGGGGGCAACCGAGCGAGTTCTGAAAGTGGTGATTTGATGGACTATCTTTATAAACCTGGAGACAAGGTCCGACTAATTGATCATTTTGTTAAAGAACGCGAATATCGTATGGTGTCTGGACCGGGTTATGGGTGTACTACAACCGTAAAATGGACTTATGAAGAACGTTCAAGACTCGCTGGCTCTATTGTTACGATTGCCGAATATTATAAAAGCGGACGTTATCGGATCAAAGAAACTGGTGGCCGTATGTGTTGGACTGATGAGATGTTTGTCGGCTTAGCTGACGAAAGTGAGTGCTACTGCGAATCTCTACTGTGAGGTGCTAAATGGACTATCTTTATAAGCCGGGCGATCGTGTCGTGGTGATCAATGAAATTCGAGAAAGCGGAGATTACTACATGCGCTCTGGGAGTCAGTTCCCGCTTGCTAATGTGATTTGCGTGAGTGAAAGTACGATTCGCGCACGAAAAGCTTTGGAGGGAACGGTTGTCACGATTCTTGAGTATTGCCGCAATCGATATATCATCAAAGAAACGGATCGGAAAATCTTGTGGACAGACGATATGTTCGTTGGTCTGGCGAACGAAACTGAGTGCTATTGTGAATCTCTGCTATGAGGTGTCAAATGGAGTATCGATATAAAATAGGCGACGCTGTTTTAGTTCGAGATGATCTTAAGTATGGTGCCTTTTACGATATGAGGTCTGGTCCTCGTCCAAAAGCCAACAGTAACATTGTGACATTGGATATGTCGGAACTTCATGGGCAATTGGTTCATATTAAAGATTATTCTTCTAACGGACACTATATCGTAGAAGAAACGCATGATTTTAGATGGACTGATGACATGTTTTCTGGTTTGGCAAACAATGAGTGCTGCTGCGAATCTCTGTTATAAGGAGGCACAAGTTGCAAGATACAAAATATCATGTAGGCGATGTCGTTATTGTCCGCCAGGATTTAGATTTTAGAAAATGTTATTGGATGCGATCAGGTGGAAAAGAAAACGCTCCTTGGAGGAACGTTGTTCCAGATGTTGTAACTGAAGACATGATAGAGCTTTGTGGACAGACTATCGAAATCGAAGAAATAATCGATACGGTCGATGGTAAAAAATACAGAGCAAGAGGTCGCTACTGGACAGACGACATGTTTTCTGACCAAATTGGTAATGAATGTTACTGTGAATCGCTTTTGTAAATCTGAAAGGGGAAATTATCATGGAAAAGAATCTGTTTGAAATCGCAACTCGTAATCGCTATCGCTTTAACTACAAGGGCGTTATGACCGTAGAGGATCTGTGGAGTCTGCGGGTCGAGGATCTGGATGCCATCTTCAAGATGCTGAACCGTCAGAAGAAGACCGCCGACGAGGATTCTCTGCTGGCCACTAAGAGCGCCGAGGATCAGGATCTGGCCAATAAGATCGATATCGTCAGGTATATCGTGTCTGTCAAGCTGGCTGAGGCAGCGGAGCGTGTGTCTGCCGCCGAGAAGAAGGCACAGCGCGATAAGATCATGGAGATCGTGGCAAAGAAGAAGGATAAGGCGCTGGAAGACATGGGCATCGATGATCTGATGAAGAAGCTGAAAGAGCTGGACTGAGAAGGGAAGTATCAAACATGAAAGTTGTTGAAAGCGCAAGCAATCTGTTTCTGTATGGCGACGATATGAAGGCGTATGACAAGATCCCGGCGGGCACCTATGATATCCACTGTTCTGAGATGACCGGTTTCTATCTGTCCCGCCGCCCCGATATGGTCATCAACGAAAAGGTGTATGGTGTCCAGAGCAGCAAGGTTGCCAAAGTGCTGAATTCGTTCAAAGTGTTCAACCGCAATCTGGGTGTCATCCTCAGCGGCAACAAAGGCATTGGCAAATCTCTGACCGCTAAGATGATTGCAATCGAGGCCATCAAGCAGGGCTATCCTGTCATTCTGGCCAACCGCTATATCGGCGGTATCGCCAATTTCATTGAATCCATCGATCAGGAAGTTATGATCCTGTTTGACGAGTTTGATAAAACCTTCAAGTCCCGGGATAATGAAAATCCGCAGGATACGATGCTGAGTCTGTTCGATGGCACCAGCGCGGGCAAAAAGCTGTTCGTTGTCACCTGTAACCAGCTCAATGGCCTGAACGATTATCTGGTCAACCGTCCCGGCCGCTTCCACTATCACTTCCGCTTCGATTACCCGGGCGCTGACGAGGTCGAAACCTACCTCAAGGATAAGCTCGAAGAGAAGTATTACGATCAGATCCCTGCTGTGGTCGATTTTTCTGGCAAGATCGATTTGAACTATGATTGCCTGCGGTCTATCGCCTTTGAACTGAATCTGGGCACTCCATTCGCAGAGGCCATCAAAGATCTGAATATCATCAATATGAACGAGACCAGCTACAAGCTCACTGTTATCTTCAAGGATGGTTACCGTGCGTCCTGCACCAAGCGTTTTGATATGTTCAATGGTGCACAGCGTATCTGTTTTGATGTCAAGCTGAAAGATGGCTACTGGCCTGATTTCTATATCAATACTGAGGATATCCAGTATAACCCCACCAACGGTGAGCAGTTCATTGATGGGAAGAAGATTGATGTGGATAATCCGTATTCCAAGAGTGATGACGATGAAAAGGATCGTTATGAAGCTTTTGAAAAGGACAACGGTGTGGTCAAAGTCATTATCTCTCGTACTCGTGAAAGAGACATTCACTACATGGTCTAAGGAGGCTCAATATGGTCAAAGCAAATCATTATAAAATCGGTTCTTTCCCTGACGGCACTCCGCTGATCAAGAAGGATCTGACCATCAATTATCTCAACGTAATCAGTATCGTCTGGACATTTGAATCCATGGCTGAGCTTCCCACGGTCATTATGATCGCAAAGGACGCAAAGGATAACGGGGCAGAAGTTGAGCTGTTTATGCCGTATATCCCGAATGCTCGTATGGACCGCGCCTATCACGACGAAGATGTGTTCACTCTCAAGTGGTTCGCAGATGAAATCAATCGATGTGGATTCAGCTGCGTTACCGTGTTTGACCCTCACAGTGATGTGGCCCCCGCACTGATCGATCGGTGCGAAGTACATACTCCGATTCGTGAGATTTGTCAGGCAATCGAAGAAAGTAAGCCTGATGTGATCTACTTCCCGGATGCCGGCGCAATGAAACGATATGAGGAAACTGTTCACTGGGCATTGGAGCGAGCAAAGTGCAACGCTTATGTCATCCATGGCGATAAAAAGCGGGACTGGGCAACAGGCAAAATTCTCGGTCTGGATGTTGTTGGTGAAGTGAAGCCTGGTGAAAAGGTTCTGATGATCGATGATATCTGTTCTTACGGCGGTACCATGTTCTATTCGGCCAAGAAGCTGAAGGAACTGGGTGCTGGTGATATCGATATGTATGTCAGTCATTGCGAGAACAGCATCCTGGATTCTGAGCGTGGCCATCTGTTTGATGATCCGGAACTGATTCATATGGTCTATACCACAGACAGTATCTTCACCGGCCATCACGACAAGACCACTGTTTTTGAACACAAGTGGGATGAGGACTGATATGGAAGTTTGGGCATTAGATATTCATTTTAATACGGATGGAGATTTTGGTTGGCGGCTTGCTCCGGTTGCAATGACCTATAATGCCAACAATCAATTTTACAGGCTGAGTGTAGTTCGAGAAGTTAAAAACGATGTCGAAAAACGTCAAGTGATTGCCGAATTTAATTGGATTTTGGAACAGCTGATTGCAAATCTTCATACCGACAAAAATTATGTTTTTGACTACGTTGATGAAATGCTAAATGACTCTCTTGATGAAGAGTGGAAAAAAGATTTTTGTCATGAACTGTCTGGTAACTATGATGGTTCCTATGTTCAATTCCGAATTCATACGTCAAAAGATAAAATGTCTTTCAAGGTTAACTGCACAAGAGAAGAGTACGAAAAAATTCAAAAGAAGTATGGAGACTGCCTTGGAATCGATGGAAGGCAGGTTGTAAAAGAATTATTGAAGGGCTAAATATGAAGTATGCAAAAGGTGAAATCCTTAGTGCATATCAGCGCTTAACGAAAAGTATCAAATATGGAGATACATACTGGTCTGAAAAAGCAATGATAAGTGATGTTCTGAGTGATTACTTCAATCGAATCGAGAGCAAGAAAGTTGTAATCGATCCAAAGTATGAAAGCTACAGATGCCCAAAGTGCAATACAACGTTAATTGGTCAATATGATCACTATTGCGGACAATGTGGTCAGAAATTGGACTGGAGGATTTGAAATGATCAATATCAACCCGATGCTGCTGTGTGATTTCTACAAGACAACCCACAGTAAGCAGTTTCCGGCCGGCACTACCAAGCTGGTCAGTTATTTTACTCCACGCATGAGCCGACTGGATGGCGTGGATGAAGTCGTTGTGTTCGGCATTCAGGCGTTCTGCAAGGATTATCTGGTACGATATTTCAACGACAATTTCTTCGACGGACCAAAGTGTATTGTAGTTCCTCAGTACAAGCGTGTCCTGGATGCGACCATTGGTAAGGATGCTTACGATCTGAGCAAGATTGCAGCGCTACATGATCTGGGATATCTTCCTGTTGAAATCAAGGCACTGCCAGAAGGTACTCGTTGCCCCATCCATGTGCCGTTTCTGGAGATGAGCAATACGCATCCTGATTTCGCATGGGTTCCGCAGTTCCTCGAATCTTTTATGAGTTCTGAGCTGTGGCATCCAATGATTTCTGCAACGGTCGGAACTCTGTATCGCGATATTGTGGACAAGTATTACGATGAAACCGTTGAGGATGGCGTGCCTCATGCTCGTGCTTTGGGTGATTTCAGTTTCCGTGGTCAGGAGTGTATGCAGTCGGCAGTTAAGTCAAGCGCCGGTTGGTGTCTGAGTTTTCTGAATACGGCTACTGTCCCTGCGATTCCGTATCTGGAAGAAATGTATCGCTGCAATTGCGAAGAAGAGCCCGTTGCGTTTGGCGCTGTCAGTACCGAGCATAGTGTGATGTGTTCTAACTTCGCTGTCGATGGCGACGAGATCACTTTCATCCGCCGGGCGCTGACGGAGCTGTATCCAAATATGAGCTTCAGTATGGTGTCTGATTCCTACGACTACTGGAATCTGGTCGATAATATCCTGCCGCAGCTCAAGGATGAAATCATGGCTCATAATGGTACGCTGCTGATCCGTGGCGACTCTGGCGACCCGGTCGAAATCGTCACGCAGACGGTCTATCATCTGTGGGATATCTTCGGCGGCACAGTCAACAGTAAGGGCTACAAGGTGCTCGATCCTCATGTGAAGGCTCTGTACGGCGATTCCATCACTGTGCAGCGGTGCGAAAAGATTTATGCCGAACTCAAGGAGCATGGTTTTGCCTGCAACAATGTCAGTCTGGGTGTTGGCTCTTTCTCTATGCAGTGCATCGAGCAGAATGGTCAGTTGAAGCCGTTCACCCGCGATACGTTCGGCATGGCTGTCAAGGCAACTTATGGCGTGGTCAATGGCAAAGAGATTCAGATCTTCAAGGACCCCAAGACCGACACTGATCACTTTAAGAAGAGTCTGAAGGGTATGTGTTATGTCACTAAGGATGATTCTGGAAAGCTGGTTTGTACTGATGGCCTGATGGATCACGCCGCTCATTCGGATGGTAATCTTCTGCAAACCGTGTTCCGCAATGGGGCTATGGTCAAGGAGTACAGTTTAAAGGAAGTTCGCGATCGTCTGTGGGAAGGTGAATTCTGATGGAGAAGCCGATTCTTCAGTTTTGGAGTAATCAAAGACTTATCTGGAAAGGTGAGCGGAAAGATGCTGTGAAGCTGATTAAGGCAGGAGCGTTTGACAATCTGAACGTGATGGTATGGACGCAGGACCTTGAGAATTTTAATCTGCACAGTCAACGAGGAGCACAATATTTTGGAATCAAAGAGTTAAATCGGAGGTGAAATATGGCTGTTGTAATCAAAGAAGGCAATGTGTTTGATTCTGACGCTAAGATCATCTGTCATCAGGTGAATTGTCAGGGCGTTATGGGGTCAGGTGTTGCCAAAGAAGTTCGTGAGCGGTATCCAAAGGTGTACGAGGAATATCACACTTACTGCGAAAGCAACAAGGATTGTCCTGAACGAATGCTGGGTGTCGCTCAGATGGTTCCAGTTGATGAAAAAGGTTCTCGATGGATCGTCAATTGCTTCGGTCAGAACAGTTATGGATATGACGGAAAGCAGTACACGTCTGTTGGCGCACTGTTTGAAGCATTCAAAGAAGTGGCTAAAATCGCCAAGGCATCAGGAGTCAAAGTGGCTATGCCGTATGGAATCGGCTGTGTTCGTGGTGGCGCAAAATGGCTGCTTGTGAAAGAAATCATCGATTTTACATTTAAAGACGTTGATGTGGAACTGTGGAGATTGGAGGGTAAATAATATGCGCAAGTATGAATTTGATGCAGCAAAGACAAAGGATGAAATCATTGCGTGGATTCGGAATTATTTCCGCAAGAATGGTCCTGACTGTAACGCGGTGATCGGTATCTCTGGTGGCAAGGATTCCAGTATCGTGGCTGCTCTGTGCTGTGAAGCGCTGGGCAATGGCCGTGTAATCGGTGTTTTGATGCCCCAGGGTGCTCAGAGCGATATCGATGTGGCGCGGGAACTGGTCGCCCATCTGGGTATCAAGTCCTTCGAGATCAATATTGCGGAAACTGTGAATGCGCTGCTGGCCAATGGACGGGCAGCTGGTCTGTGCGATTCCAAGCAGGCTCGTGTGAATCTGCCGGCACGAATTCGTATGGCGACTTTGTTCATGGTGAGTCAGAGTATGAATGGGCGAGTAGCTAACACTTGCAACGCTTCAGAAAATTTCGTCGGATGGCAAACTGTGGGAGGGGATGGATTTGGTCAGTTCAGTCCTCTCAGTAAGCTGACTGTCACTGAGGTAAAAGCCGTTGGTCGTGAGTTGGGTCTTCCTGAAAAGTTCATCGAGAAAGCGCCGGAAGATGGACTGACTGGAAAGACCGACGAGGATAATTTCGGCTTCACCTATGATTTTCTTGATAAATATATTCGTACTGGTGATTTCGGCGGTGACACCGCTACGGCTGCCAAGATTGATCGGATGCACGAGGCAAATTTGTTTAAGGATTTGCCGATGCCTACGTATGACCCGACCTTGTTTAATTGGTGGTTCTAATCAAGGAGGATTCAAAATGGAAAAGGAAAAAGTTGATGTTCTGATCGTTGTCGATATGCAGAACGATTTTGTCACTGGTCCGCTGGGTACTCCTGAAGCGCAGGCCATTGTGCCGAAGGTCGTTGAGAAGATCAAGAACTGGAAGGGTGAAATTCTGTATACGCAGGATACGCATTATGACAACTACCTCGAAACTCAGGAAGGCAAACATCTTCCTGTAAAACATTGTATCGAACATACGAGGGGCTGGTTATTTGTTGATGAAATCGAACACGATCTTTTGCCGGAAATGAAAGATCCACAAACAAAAATTTACGAAAAGAGAACTTTCGGTTCGACATTGCTAATGGAAGATTTATGCGACTCTCATTTCTCTACAATTGGAGGAATGGCAGATTTTAAGATCAATTCCATTACTCTGGTCGGCCTCTGCACGGATATCTGCGTCATTTCGAATGCGCTTCTGCTTAAGGCAGCGCTACCTGAAGTTCCCATCATTGTGGATGCAAGTTGCTGTGCCGGTGTGACTCCTGAGTCCCACAAGAATGCGCTGGCAGCTATGAAGATGTGCCAAATCGAAATTGTAAACGAGGAATAAAATGCACTACGTTAATAGCGATATTATTTTGGACGCTGACGAAGCAAGACGGTTTCAGTATCTTCTAAGGCATCCAAACGTAGAGGAAATACAGAGGAAGTTAAAGGCTTGTAACGATGCTCTCGCTAAAATGAATTATCGAGAGAACGAAGACGGGACTACTTCTTTTGATATTGATCTTGAGGTGTAAACCATGCGCTACAGAGTAGATGTAAAAGTCGAAGGATACATTCTGGTTGAAGCAAATGATCCCTTTGAAGCACATAAAATCGCAGACCTGCACCAAGAAGATATCGTTTGGGACAACTGGATGACATACACGAGCTGTAAAAAGATTCAAGGAGCCTAATATGGAAGAGATTATTATTTTCGGTTAACGTCCGGATGCCAGGTGATTGGCGGTACTGGGGCAGACATAACCGCCGCCAGAATAATTTGCAAAGGAGAATAGATATGAACGTAGAAAACATCAAGAATGAAGCGTATCAACTGATTGATAAATATTTTATGCCAGCTAAAGCAATCATCGTGAAGGACTTTCTTAATACATATGGATTTTGGGATGCTCCTGCTTCTACAAAATATCATGGTAACTACCCTGGCGGTTTAGCTGAACACAGTCTGACAGTTGCAAAAAATCTTTTGATGTTAACAGAGAAGCTTGATTTGAAGTGGGATAATCCCGGGTCTCCATTTATTGTTGGTCTGCTACACGATGTTTGTAAGATGGATCAATACAAGCTGATTGACATAGAAAATGGTTATCAGTACGCCTATACAAATGATTCTATTTACAGTCATCATGGTGAAAAGTCCATTTGTATGTTGGCGAGTTGTATTACCTTGACTCAAGAGGAAATCGCATGTATCCGCTGGCATATGGGCGCGTATGAAACCGATACGAACGAGTGGAAGTATTACGGCAACGCTATTGCAAAATATCCCAATGTGCTGTGGACTCACACGGCAGATATGATGGCCAGTCATATTGCTGGTGTGTAAGGAGGGATTATAATGTCGCCCTGTTTGATGTGCGCCGAAAAGAACTGTCATAACTGTCCATGTGCGATCTGTGAGGTCGTCAATGGCAGGCTGCAGGATAATTTTGTAATGCAGACAGCAATGAAGAATAAAGCGGACTGCAAGAAATTCATGGTGCGTCTTTCAGTAGAGCTTCAGCAAATCGGCCAGATGAAATCCAGGAGCTGGACGGATAAAAACAACTGGCGAGGGTTCCCGGCGGGCTGGTTCAAGCATGATGATCTGGTTTCGTGGTTGCTCTGTCACTGTTAAAAGGAGTTGGCAAGATGGGATACACAGTATATATTACAGCAAATCGCTATTACGAAGTACATATCAAGGATGCAAAAGATACAGACGATGCAATGCAGCAGGCTCTGGCAAAGTATGATAACGGAGAGCTCGAAAGCTATGAGGACGAGTTTGAATCAGCGTTCGCGGAATCGGAGGATGATTGATTGGCGAGTAAGTGGCAAACCTGTCGGTTATCAGAAACTCAGGATCGTCGGGTGAAGTTAACCAAGGCCAAAAAGGAAGAAATCGCCCGTAAGTTTGAAACCGGCGAATACTCACTCCGGGGTCTGGCGCGGGAGTACAATGTCTCGCACAAAACGATTTCGCTCATTGTCGATCAGCGGGCAAAACGAAAGAACGACGAATACAACAGAACACACTGGATGTATTATCGTCCGGATGCAGAAACAATGCGGGAAGCGCACCGAAGGTCAAAAGAATATAAAAAGCGACTGTACGAAAGAGGAGAGTTGAAATAATGGGACAGCGGTTGGTTATTACGGTCCATGCGTTTGACGAGGATATCGCTACGATCTATTATCACTGGTCTGCATATACAACCAGCGCACTGGACGAAGCTCAGAAGATCCTTAAAAATGTCAAATGGGAAGATACCACGTCAAAGGACGAATTGATCCTGCGTATCGTTCGCTTCATGGAGTCCAATGGAGGCTGTATCGATTTTGAGGATAAGCCGGAGTTCAATAAGCGTTTCCCGAATGTTGAGTTTAAGGACGATGGCTCCCGCAACGATGGTCTTGTTGCAATCTCTGAGCAGGTAATGGACAAGCAAAAATACTGGTCTGAGGGCGATTTGATCATTGATTTTGATAACGAAATGATTTGTAACTCGGTTTTCTGGTGGTATGATTCGGACGAATCTCTGCGGGATGAACTTGGCGAGGATTGCGATATTGATTTTGACACTATTCCGGAGCTCAAGATCAATCCTGGCGAATTCTCGTTCGATGATCTTACATATATGATCAAGACGTTTACAGATGGCTATAGTTATCATCGCTATCGTGGGGAAATCTGGGAAAGTATTGATGGATGAGTGAGGTGATAAAAAATGACACGAGAGGAATTGCAGTTGATCATTGCAAGCGAACCGTATAATTTTCTGCGCACCAATCCGAATTTGGGCAAGCAAGTGATGTTTTTGACCATTGGCGGCAGCCACGCCTATGGAACGAATGTGGAAGGGTCAGACGTTGATATCCGAGGTGTCGCACTTAACACAGAACATGAGCTGCTTGGCATGGACACGTTCGATCACTGGGTCGATGAAACTACTGATACAACGGTATTCAGTTTCAACAAAGCAGTCAAACTCATGTGCAGCGGCAATCCGAACATGCTGGAGCAACTTGGAAATGCTGACGATCTTGTCATCAGCTATCATCCGGCCACAAAGCTTTTGATGGATAATAAGAAGTTGTTCCTGTCCAGACAGGTCGTGTATTCGTTTGGTGGCTTTGCAGATAAATTGTTCAAGAAGGCAGTCACTTTGGGCGAATGGTGTAATCAACACCCAGAAGATCAGATCACAAAGAAGCGGATGAACAAAACCATTATGAATATGATTCGTCTTTACCTTATGGTCTTTGATATTCTGGAAAAGGGTGAGATCATTACGAATCGGGCGGAGAACCACGACCTGTTGATGATGGCTCGAAACGGTGAATTCCAGGCTGCCAACGGTTATGTCAAGCACGATGTAAAAGATTTCCACAAAGAATATGAAAAGCGCCTGCAGTACGATAAGGCGAACACTGCTTTGCCGGACACCATTGATAGAAACCGTGTCAACGAGTTAGTTGTGACTATCAATCGAATGGCGCTAACGGTGATGTAAAATGAAAATCGAAGACTATTCGCCAGATGAATTGGCTGAAATTTTTAAGGAAGAACTAGATCGTCTTGATATCCCATATCATTATGATCTGGACGCGGAAGCGAAATTTGCGCCATTGATGCCTGATGAACCAATTTTAGAAGTGTAATTTATTGGACTATTAGGATGATATAATTATAGGAAAGGAGTATACCCTCCACGGATGAGGGTATGAAAATTGAATATGTTAAAGCTGTCAGTGTCGAACGCAAACAGCAAGATGGGGAGTATCAAGTCGATCTCGATGCCCCGTATCAAAACCTGTGCTCCAGGCGTTCCGTGCGCAAAAACGTGCTATGTCAGTCACTTCGACTGGCGAACCACGGTACGAAACGCCTATGACAACAATTTGAATCTGTGGTTAACAGACCCTGACGGCTTTGAAGTCCAAGCGACTGCAGCTGCTTATGGGTCTTTTTATTTTCGGTGGCATGTCAGTGGAGATATCGTGGATGAACGATATTTCGATATGATGTGCCGCATCGCAACTAGACTCCCTCGCACCCAGTTTCTCGCATTCACTAAGAAATACGATCTGGTTAACACATTTGTGAAATTTGGCGGTACGATTCCCAGAAATTTACATATTCTCTTTTCATCCTGGCCTGACTATAATGTAAATAACCCCTATAATCTTCCAGTTGCTTATGTGGCATTTAAAGATGGATATTGTGAAGCGCCAGCAGATGCATATGAGTGCTCTGGCCATTGCGAGGATTGTGCTTACGCTGGTAAAAACTGCTGGGTCATGGGGCGAGGCCAGTCCATTGTTTTGAAAGAGCATTAAGGATTTTATAGACCCCTATTATAATAATGTAGGAAGGATGATATAAATGGCGTATGTTCTTACCAACGGACACACCTATATCACAAAAAAGCCGAATGGCAAATTCACAACAACATACGATTCAAGCCTGGCCTCGCAGTATGATGCAGAAAGCAAAGCCTGGAACGTATTAAACTGTTTGCCGCGTACATATAAAGAATCCGGGTATCTCCCAAAGAAAATCGAAGTCAAGGAAGCATCGGCACAGTTAAAAGAGATGGTCGCTCCCACACAGCCAGAACGAAAGCGGTTCGATCCTGTATCTTATCCTGTCGAAGATTCAGAGTGGATGACTGATTTTAAAAAGAGTCTCAAAATTGTCGATAAAACTCTCAGCAGCTTAAAGCCGATGTATGCAAACCTCTATTCTGATCTGACTCGGGCAACAGATGAGATCGATGATCTGGAGCACGCCATTGAACTCGTTAAGGCAAACGCAGTCCAGCGCTGCTTTCTGGAGAACGAACTAAAGAAGGCGCGTAAGATCCGCCGCGAGTGCAAGGATGCGATGAGTCTGATCGAAATGGTGCTGAAGTTCAATCTGGATGACTGGGGAACCGGCAAGGTGCAGTCTGAAATCGTTCGTCTGGAAACTCGGTGTTATACGCCGAAGGTTCGTGATGATATTTTTGTTTAAGGAGTGATTTATTATGAGTGGAGCAGTATCGTTTGTTTTAGGTCTACTGGGACTGGGAGCTTCTGGCGCGGTCAGTGCTGGGCAGAGTATGAGCCGAAAGAAAGCTGATTATGAATTTGGTGAAGCACATGGTTATCATGGAACACCAGATGTCCTTCAGATGCGAGATCGTGTCCGCAAAGAGTGGTGGAGTATGTGTGGTGACGTATATAATGCCTGTGGTAAGCCTGCGAGTGAGTACGGAAATCCATACAAAACCCCATATTGTTATTGTAAGAAGCGCTGGTTTATTGCCCATCTGAACGAAAAAGGCATTCCGTATGATGATGTTGTCGTGAACGATGTGACAGGAGTCACATTTTATGAGCGGCAGAATCAGCGGTCGAGGGAGTGGATGAGAAAGTTATGAAAGTTTATGACGCTTTGAAGTCAGTTTTAGCAGCTGTAGAAAAAAATCATTCAAAATTAAGAGCAGAACCTGATTCCGACGGTGTATCTCATGACAAATGGGAAGAAGAGGAAGAGGCATTAACTGACTTAGAGGAAAATTTGGAAGAAGCAATTGAACAATATGAAAGTGCGATGGAAGTGAGACGAAGTCTGCGCACAATGGTTCTAAACAATTAAAAGTTGTTGTTTCGGGTTGAAATGCGCCATGTTTTGTGGTAAAATAACAACCGAACTGAATTTGGTTAGAAAAACAGGACATCTTTTAGTTGTTTGGAGGGCAAAATGCGGATCACATATACTGCCCAGGAAATGCACGAACATATCCGATCATATGACATCATTGAGTTCTGGGGCAGCCGGAACGAAGAAAATGTCTGTATGATCAAAGCCAAATCATCCTGCGTTGTACTGAAAAAAGGTAAGCGATACAGCTACATCAGTATTGAATGCCAGTTTGACCACAGGTCAGACATCCTTTGTTGCTGCTGCAACATTACAGGCAACGTGTTTTCTTGTGAAGTTGAGAGGGGGAAAAAGTCGGAGCGCCTTATTATTACATCAGATTGCACAGAGGAGCCAATCACACTTTTTTTAAAAAATCTCTAAATTGGTATTGTAAAGTGTGAATGAATATGGTATAATAAGGACACAAAGTAAAACAGATGGTCAGCAAGGAGGTCATAATATGTTTAAGGCTGGCTCAAGTGTCCCCAAAATCGGTGAGATCCGTCTCGGTTATGTCGCAGATGTTAAGCAGGAAGGAAAAACTGTCCATAAATATTATGGCGTTCATCCTTATCTGATCGTCAGCAACAACATCTACAACAAAAACTCTGGTCAGTGTGAGGTGATTCCCTTCACCACAAAACGCTGGAACAGCCGCAATCCGGTCCATGTTGATTTTGGTGTAGGTGAAGTCGATGGCTTACCGCATGAATCCACTCTTGTGATCGAAGGCCGCGATACGCTGTTAAACTCTCAGCTGAGCGAACCAATCGGAACGTTCTCTGATAAGAACTGGCAGCGCGCAGCGAACGCCATGGTGATCCAGTGTCCGATGCTTGCGGCGGCATTCAGTACAAATCTGGTCTCTGCATCATAAAATCTACGATTCTGTTTGCAAAATCTTCTTACATAGTGTACAATGAATCTAATAGTTCATATACCGACCCACTGTGTAAGGAGATATCAAACGATGAGACAGAGTGCGGAATATTATAATGAAGAGCTCAAGACCAGATTTATTCTGGATAAAATGTGCGAAAAAGATTCCAACGGAGATCCAGCTAAGGATTCCGCTGGCGAATATATCATTCTTGCTAAGAGTAAGAACAGGTATAACAAGGTTCGTAGCATTTTTCATAAGCTTGCCGCGTTCGAACAGAAGTATGAGAAAGACTTTTATGAGATCGAGTCTGACAAAGACGAAGAATTTATAAATGATCTGTTCTCAAGGTGGATTTCCGAACTGAATGAAAACTACAGCATCTTTGTGTTGTCTATTTTCAAGCAGTATATTATGTGGTGCAGAGATGAGGGTTTGCTCTCAACGCAGAGGTACTATCAGCATCCGTTCTTTGACATGGAAATGTCCGGATGGAAAAAGAAAGACACCAGTTCCACCTTCCGCTCTGAGCGTGTAAAGAACCAACTGGAAGCAATTGCAAACAAGAGTACCGATGAATTGGCTGAAAACTATGTGTTTCCATCAGAAGATGATTTCTTCACCTACGTCGTTTCTGTGTTCTCGGAAGAAGGGGCGATTATGACAGGCGCAATCATGTGTCTGCTGTATTATGGATTCCAGTCCGAAGAGATTCGCGTCATCAAAAGAAAAGACGTTGATGTAGACACGAGAACCGTCTGCGGGAAATATATCGATCACGATATCGCATGGTCGATCATCTGTAAAGCCAAAAACACAACCACATATCTCAAAAACCACGCAAAGGGACAACTTGGGAAGTTAGAAATGAACCTTGGCGATGGCCCATATCTTATTCGTACAAGCAGAGAGAGTTCCAATGATAACCCTGTGCCAATTGGATACTTCAAAGACCTGTATCGAAGGGAAAAGAAAATTGTTGAGGGGCTTCCGCCAACATCTAACTATAAAAACATCCTTGTTAAAACAAGCACCATCAAAAACCTGCGCGAATTCTATGAGATCATGTCGGAAGAGCATGAGTATGGTATCGAATATGTCGCTGAAAAATTCAGACAGAACCAATATGATACGCCGCTCACATTCCGAAAATATCAAATAATGCGCGAGAAAGCAAGAAAATTATAAAAATGAAGGGGCCTGACCAGCCCCTGAATTTTTCCTTCACCATTCACACTTTATAATGTCATTATGTTGAATAGGAGGTGATTGAAATGAGAAAGACGATTGCAGCCATTGTTGTAACCGGCGTTTATCTGCTGACAAATCTACTCGGCGGGGAAGCAGCGGGTCCGGTCGAGACATATCAGAGCTGGAGCGATGAACTCAAGTCGTACACGCAGTCGGTGTGTGACGAGTACAATGTCGATTATTCGTTGGCGCTCGGTGTGATCTATAACGAAAGCAGGTTCCAAAGCGGCCTGACTCACGTGAATTCAAACGGCACAGTCGATTACGGTCTGATGCAGGTCAACGAGGTCAACTTCGATTATCTCAACAAGACGCTTGGCGTTCGATCTATGTCTGAATTGCTGGATGATAGAACGGGCATCAAATGTGGTGTTCAGCTGCTGGCGTATCACAAACAGTACACTGGTAACGATTCTGCGGCACTTCTTCGCTATCAGATCGGAGCAGGGAAGTACAAACAGTACCTGAGGAAAGGTCGGTATACCAACCAGACGCATCAACAGGTGCTTACATATCAGAGCGAACTCGCTTCTTATATGGATTCCTTACAGTAGAAAAAAGATCGGATGGCAGAAAAACGTCTGTTTGATCTAATCAATCGGTGGAGTGAATCCACCTTTATATGCTGGAGTGGCGCAATGGTAGCGCAGGAAATTTGTAATTTTCAGGTTGCAGGTTCAAGCCCTGTCTCCAGCACCATTAGAACAGCGGGTAACCGCAGTCAAAGATTATAAATTACATAAGGAGAATGATTATGACTACTGAAACTATGACAATTCATCGCGCACTGGCCGAGCTGAAGGTTTTAGACGATCGTATCATGAAGCTGCTGAGCGAGGCTAAGTTTTGTGGTGCCGCTAAGAATTGTATGCAGAAGCTGGGTGGTGTAACTATTGAAGAGTACAAGCAGAATGCCCAGTCTACTTATGATAAGATCACTGATTTGATGGCTCGTCAGGCAGCGATTAAGCGGGCGGTGTCCGAGTCCAATGCGGTTACTCATGCTGTTGTATGTGGACATGATTATACTGTTGCGCAGCTTATTTGGATGAACCAGCACGGCATTGATTTCAAGAGTACTTTGCTCAATGTTCTGGAGCGTCAGTATGCAAGCGCAGTTGCTGCTACTGAGGCTGCAAACTCTAAGCTGAGTGATAAGGCAGATGATTTTATCAGCCGAAACAACGCTGGCGCAGACAAGAACAGTATGGATGCGGAAGCTATTAAGGATATGCGAGAGAGCTACATCGAGCGTGAAACCATGCAGCTGGTCGACGGTATCAACATCAAGAAGATCAAGGAAGAACTGGCTGATGAGATCAATAAGTTCAAGGCTGAGGTTGACGCGGTTCTGTCTACTTCTAACGCCATGACTGAGATCACAATCGAATATTGATATTTAATCAGCGAAGCATATTCACTGTCTATCGAAAACGACAAACTGTAATCGTTCGTTCTTTGCTGATGGTAGCCTGCTTGAACGAAATCAAATAATAAAAAAGCTAATAACCATTCATATAAAAGCTGGCCTCATAAGCCGACAAGATGAAATCAAGTAAAATATTTGGTAATACTTGAATTTTTGGATTTGTCAAGAGGTTAAGACGCAAGCCTATAAGCTTGAAACGATGGTTCGAATCCATTATCCAAAAAAATCGAATCAAGAGAAGGAGTTGTCCCAAGGGCCAACACGTAGTTGATTCAAATGTCTTGGAAAGGTTAACGGTTATTGATTTAAAGGTTAAAGGTTGAAAGTTCAAAGCTTAAACTTCTAGCTAAAGATTAAACAGTAACGAATACAGGTCAAAGATTTATAAAATCCATGGGCACAGGTTTGTGGATCGATTACATAAGTCCTGTTGTTTACCACATGGCTGGTAGATGGTGAGCGCCTTGGCAGGGGCGTAACAATACCTGCCGTTTATATGGGAGAATAGCTTAACTGGTAGAGCTGGGTCGAAAGCCTGAGCGTAGGTTCGAGTCCTACTTCTCCAAATAAATTAGGAGGATAAAATCATGGGATATGCTAACGGATATGTTCGAATTTATATGCCTAATCATCCACATGCAAATATTAGTGGAATGGTATATGAACATGTTTTAGTTGCAGAAAAGAAACTTGGAAGATATCTAACTGCTGAAGAAGTAGTGCATCATATTGATCATAATCGGTCCAATAATAATCCAGACAACTTAATGATTTTTAAGACCAAAAAGGATCATTCGATTTTCCATATGAATGAAGAAGATTTCACTTTATGTACATTTGATATTGATGGAACGGTTTCGTGTAAAAGCAATCCATTAAAAATCAATCATTGTGTGCGTTGCGGTTGTGTTATATATCCTGGAGCTACGCTGTGCCGAGAATGTTACAGGAAGGAAGCACGAGACGGACGCCCTAAAAGAGAAACTTTGAAAAATCTGATAAGATCATTTCCTTTTGAACAAATAGGGCGACAGTTCAATGTGACTGGAAATTGCATAAAGAACTGGTGCAAGTATTATAATTTGCCATTTAAATCTAGCGATATAAAAAATTATACAAATGAAGAATGGCTGATGGTATAAATTGTGGTTCTGTAGCTCAGTCGGTAGAGCAG